ATTTTTTTGTGAGTGTGATTGCTGTTGGATAACCTTGGTCATCTTCTGTTACCGCAACATCGTAGTTATCCTCAATCCACTTAGGCACTGTCTGAACTGATACAGTCGCAGTTCCTGTTAAGTGGTCATCAGATGCCTCACCTGGGGCGAATGACTCTTGACCGATAAAAGCGCAGATACCCTCTGAACCTTTTCCGTCTGTACCATAGAGAATGATAAAATCGAGCTTCTTGCCCTCGTTAGTTACCATCTCGTCTTTGTACTTCTTCTCAAAAGCTCCCTCAACTTCCATAGAACCGGCTGAACGTCTACCCATTTCCTGTGTCTCTACTAAATCCTCAAGAGTCGAAGTATCTACCATGTTCTGTGAGCCGAATGGTGAGGGAATTGTTTTTGCTCTAAGTAAGAGCTTGTAAGTTCCAGCCCAATAATCGCCACTTGTGACGGATGAGCTTGGTGTCTTGTAAGCAATTCTACTTTTTAATCCGGTTGCCATTTGTATTACCTCCTAATTTTTCATAAAAAAATAAGAGCCAAAAGGCTCTTATAATCTATCATTCCAATCGAATGACCGCCTAGCACGTAATGTTGCAGTCCATATTTTGCCGTTTTTTCTAGCGAATGGGGCTGGTGCCAGCTTGAATGACATAGCTTTGTATTCATTAGCCACTGTCTGTGCCACATTCAAGGCTTCTGAACGGCTTTTATTCGTTGTAACAATTACTTGTGCCGTAAATAACACTGTATTTATTCTTTCGCACTCTAAATCCTCATTCTGTTCTATAGGTTCGAGTGCTTGAACTAGCACTGTCGGGAAACTAGCCGTTGCACTGTCCGACTGTTCCTCTTGCGTGAATTTTAGCTTGGGATATTTAGTTTTCAATTTTTTCTCACATCGGGTTTTCACAATCGCATATGTGAGATTTTCAAGGTCATAAACCCATTGATTTTGACTCGCCACTTTATCTCACCTCAACTAAAAATTTTCCGTGCCGTTCTCATAATGTCGTTTTCCATTTCTACAAACGCGTGATACATCGGCATTGTAGGTGTAATGCCGTATGAATGGTGTAATTCTCCGCTTTCGTCTCTCCAATACCAACCCTCGCTATCAAATGCGTGTGTTTGCCCCGGAAAAGTTCCTTGACCGCCTCTTGTATCATTGAAGTGTGGCTTAGCTCTCCAACCTGAGCCGTATTCAGCCATAAGCAAAGGCGATACATCAACTGTCTTAAGTCCGTCTGCTGTCTGCCATGTGCTTTGTATCTGCCCTGTTTCAGTAGCAAGCACAATTGCTGTGCAGCCGTCTGTTGTATCTTTAATTTCGTAACTAAACGTGATATAGTGTCCAAAATTGCCTGTATTCGCTCGCGCTACAGCGATTCCATTACTAGCAAGCTCTCCAACAAACGCTATGCACTTGTCCTGCAAGCGGTCTTTATACCTTTCAAGCTTGTCTATCGCATCTTGTATAGATTTTTCTGTCAGAGAAACGTCAATCTTCATAATTACACTTCTTTCACAACTGCTTTGAGCATGTATTTAACTGAATAAAGAGAGGGCTTGACTCCCACTATTGTAAAATCTGCGGAAGTTGAATCAACTAATCCGTTTTCGTTCTTTGTAGGCTCGCTATCAAGCCAAATAACGTCACCTTTTTTAAAAGGGTATTCTCCTCTGTCTGTCAGCAAAACAGCATCAAAATCAGCCACATTAAAGCCATATTCCTTGTTCTGTGCTTCTCCACCGTCAAATGATATGTTCGCCCGAAAATCAACCGGCTCCGAAAAGCCTGTTTCTTCGTGTGTGTAATATATTTTCTCTCCGTCCTCTGTTTCGTAAAACTTTAGATTTCCGTCCTCGTCTTTATCGTATACTGTGACAGTTTGACCTTGAAGCGCGTATTTCATGGCTTGCTTATTGATATCAAGCATTTTTCTTTACCTGTTTATAAATCTGATTAACACCTGTGCTTGATAATCCGGACACAATTCCTACTGCTATTGCATCAAGAATGTCATTCGCTGGAAAGTCTGGTATTACATACATACCTATAATGCCTAAGATACCGCCCACAACGCCTACGATTATAGGAATGTAATTATCCTTAATGTGTGGAATTGCCTTAGCTCCTAAGCCTATTAGATATGTTATTACAACGATTGCAACTACTGTTGATACTGATGTTATATCCATTCTGCTATGCCTCCTTATCTTCGTTAAGTCGTGCTTCCAGTCCGTCTATTCGGTGGTGTGCTGACTTTACACTTTCCTCAACTTTAATAATCCTGTTATCGTGAGAATTAAGTTCTCTTCTCATTTCTGTAACTTCATTCTTTATCTCTGTTGTGTTGCTTGATATTGTGTCAAGTTTCATGTTTATGCGTGTATTTTGTTTTACACGCTCCGTAAGTTCTGCGTTGTCAGACTTTTTGTTGTTCTTAAGATTGAGTCCTAAGGTAAACAGTCCGAAAAAGACGGAAAAAGCAACTGAAATAATGCTTATAATTACTGCTATTGGCATTGATATACCGCCTTTCATAATTAATAATGGCACACCGCCCACCACCACTTAATGTGTACCGCCTGCTACCACTTTACCGACATCAGTAAAATGGTAACGCACAATCTTCTTTTGCTTATATCACTTTGACAAAAGGAAATACTCCGACAAACAGTTTATCTCTGTCTTTCCATGTACGGCTCACTCCGCCCTCACTCAATGCGCTCATGTAGTTCTCACCGGCTTGTGAATGGTCGTAGACAGCAAGATTGATAATGACATTTTCAAACTGCTTTAAATCGGCAGTTATATCATCATCAGTGAAAGTGTCTGGATAACACCTTTTTGCTTTTACATCTTCCGTGGCTTGCTTAATGAGTTGTTCAATGAGTGGGTTATCTTCCTTGTTGTCGAACACTACCACATCAGATGTTGTTTCATCATCGTTTGTGACTGTATCAATATGAAATTGTTTGAGTCTGATTTTGACTTGCTCTAATGTGGTGTATTCCATGCCAAGCTCCTTATAATCCAAATTTTTCAATTAACAGTTTCTTTAGCTCTGCTCCTGTAAGTTCTTCTGCATTGTCTATACCTTGTTCTGCGGCAAAAGCCTGTAAATCAGATGTAGACATGCGATTAATGGTTGTCTTGCTATAATCAAAAGAAGCTCCGGAATTATTATTTTCCGGAACCTCTTCGCCAGCGTTATACCATTTACCATTATGAATCACTATATATGGATATTTCATAGTTGCACCCCCTACTCTTCGCTATGAACCTCATATACGAATGTGCTATCCATATTCTCGTATGATGGAAGAACAACCTCAGAAGCAAATGTTGACATCTTCATAGGTGGTCCGTACTCTGTCTTTGTAGCAACTGTGATACCTACACCATATACTGTTACATCTACATCGGCTACCTGTCTTGCAGTTCTTTCTTCCGGTGTAGTACCAAACCAAGTGCTACCGAGACTGCCTTCCGGAAGGAGTGTAACCTTGTTATCCGGGTAGAAGTACTGCTCCTTGCCATCATCATCAATGTACATCTTATCGTAAAGTACGATAGTGAGCTTTGTTCTTTTCTGCACTATTGAAATAACAGTATCATCGTCAACATCAATAGTTGCTGTAAGGTTCTGTGCAAGGATTGAGTTTCTTATCTGTGCATTGTCAAGCAAATACTGAAATGTATTGCTGTTCATAAGCGCATATCTAGCAATCTTGCCTTGCTTCTGTAACTTCTTTCTTGCATTGTTAAGGTCTGTAAGTGGCTTTGAATTAGCTGTATCACTCCACATGCTTGTGCCCATTAACTTTGCATAATGGTCTTTTTTATATGAGCCATCCTTATCGTAATCATAAGCGTACTGAACACCATCACTTACAATGGCAATTACTGGGTGGCCCGCGCTTGTGGCAAGAAGTGACATTCTCATACGCTCAGGTACAACCTCTGCGCCACTTACAAGGTTGTTAGTATCGTCATATACGCTTGATAAAGCACTTGCAAGGTAAGGGTCATCTGCTGATTGAATACGCTCGATTTCAAGCATTTCCTCTTCACCAACTGTCATTCCCTCACGGAAAAATGCCATCTGTGTTTTTTCCTTGCTTAATCCCTCTCTAGCTCTAATTGTTGGGATTGTGTCAAAGTTGGATGGTGCAAGTGATACTGGAAGCCCTTTATGTGTCTTAATCCAGCTTAAATCAAGCCCCTGTTTCTTTCTTTCCGGAAACCACTGTAAACCAAGATAAGGTATCTGATTACTAGCGTTTTCTGTTGCTGATAATGCGATAGACTTGCTGTCTAATACTTCATTAATTAACATCTGTTTACCTCCTGTTATTATTCAAATACAATCATTGGAAGAGCTGTCTTAACTGTTTCGTCATATGTAACGCCTGAGTGTGCTTCTGCTACCTTTGTGTTAAGATATGCTTTCTTAAGCAGTACTCCCTGTGGTCTGTCCTCTGTTACATCAAATCTCAAAATGCCGATTGTAGTTGCTGTATTGTCTACAACTCCTGTCTTTCCAATTGGTGTACCGGCTTTAACAATTTTCTTTCCGTTTGTGTCTTTATCTGTGACCGCAGAAAAATCAAGTGTTAAAGGAATTGCCTCATTAGGCTCTCTTTTGAGAATCTGTACGTCTCCCGCGTATGAAGTCTTTTCATACTGCATATTCATTTCCTTTGCCATTTTTTACCTCCTGTTATTACTGAATGTAATGTGATAAAATGTTGTTGCTTTTAGGTGCATCAGATATAAGACTTTCTGCTATCTTTTCAGCATTTGTCTTATTTCCTGTATCACCATCGTTATTGTTACCGCCATTATTAGGATTAGGAGTACCTTTGAGTGCGTTTTTCTCATACTCCGCTATCGCATTGGCTTTCATATCGGAAATAATCTTGCCAAGTGATGTTGTGTCAAAAGAGCCGTCCTCTTTTACTACTGTCTTTGCCTGTTCGGCAGTAATGCCAAAATCAGACATTGCACTCTCTCGTAAATCTCTGACAGCGTTATCTTTCTGTAGCTTGGCTATCTGCTGATTGGCTGTCTCTAAGGCTTTATTTGCCTTTTCAAGTTCTGTCATGTTGCCAGCCTGTAGCTCATCAAGCTGTGTCTGTAGCTCGTCAGCTTTGTCGGCTTTAGCCTTATACTGATTGGCTTTCTCTTTCTCTCTTGCCATTTCCTCACCGCTCTTGTTAAGCAGATTTGTTATCTGCTCATCCGTTGCATCGGGAAAGAGCTTCAAAACATCATTTCTTGTCATTTCATTACCTCCGTAACTCACGCTTTTGTTATCGCTGGTCGCACCAGCCGAGTTTTTCTGTTGTTTAACGCACAACTGCAAATTTTGTATAATAAAAAGCAACCTATAAGTTTTCCTTACAAGTTGCTTATTATTTGTAATATTTAACGCTACATCGGCAGTTAGAAATCTCTTTTACCTCTGCACCTAGCGAATGGTCCTTCGGAAACATCATCAGTGAGTTTCCGACCTCAAACGGCTCAAAAATATCAATCCTCTTTCTGTCAACATTCGCATGTGTAGGTCTGACATGTGAATCTTCTTTCGAGCGCCACTCTTTTGTTTTGTAACCTTGTTTTACCATTTCAGTTTGCAATCTGTAATTGCCGACCGCATTAGCTTCATTCGCAGCTACATTTTTTGCTCGCTTCTGTGATGTAAAATACTCTACTTCGGTATTTTGTGTGGTAGCGTCAACTACCTCATTCACAATGTACCGGGCATAATCCGTAATATATGAGGGTGTTTTCTTTGCCTTACAATACTGCGTGGCAATGCTCTCATATCTGATAATAAATTCTTTAGTGATAGTTGTTATCTCTGTTTCTTCCTTGCCGGATAACAAAGCAAATAGCATAACAAAGATTTTTTCAAACTTTTCAGCAAGTTTTTTTCTATCTTCCTTTTCCTCGTCAGATAAATCCATCTCGCCAAAATATGTGTCATAATCTATGTCTTGTATTTCATTTTTGTTAAGTGTGTGGATTTCGTCTGCCATATCAAGCTCCAAAATAAATTGACAGCCAATTATTCATTGGCTGTCTTTCCATTGTCTTTATCAACGTTATTATTGTTAGGCGTAGCTGCTGTCGGCTGTTCTTCCGGGAATAACATTTCCATGCGCTTAGCACTTTCGAGAGTGACTTGTTCAGGGTCACTAAACATGTCAATCGTCTTGACTGCTCTCTTGTAATTGATACCGCAGTTAAGCAGTATTTGAAGTACCTCTGCCTTAACAAGCATGTTGTCTAGCTTATTATGATTAATGTGTATCTCAACATCACTAGGCATAAGCGTAAAGCTCTTATTAATTCTCAGCCTGTTAAGAATAATCCTAAGTGCCATTCTCTCTGATTTCTTGAGGATAGGCTCATTAATAGCTGTCCTAAGCCCGGCATCATAATGTCCGTTTCGCAGTTCTACGGCAGAACCGGTGTCACCGCCTGTGTTGCCCTGACGATTTGCGAGGCCTTGAATGCTTAAAAATCTTTCAAAAAGGTCAGTGAATACCACTTGCCCCTCTGTCTGATTAAGCTCGCTCGTCATTACATCAACATCGGCCTTGTTGTCTGAGCCGTTGTTAGATTTAACTACCAACGCTCCCTCTTGTCGCATTTTTCTGAATGTATCTATGTCAATCTCGCAATTAACAAACTTCACCCATGCAGACACAAACTGCTCGACTCCATTAATTCTGTCTGATGTAAGCACGTTAATAGCGTCTGTGATTGCAATAGTCATTTCAATGTCAGATAATCGCCTTGCATTGTTTGGATATTCAATGACCGGAATAGCTCTGTTGCCGTTTATTCCGCTTGCATAAATCTTGTCGTTGCGAATATCAAACCACTCATTGTCGGTGAACACATAATAAATATTTGCTCCGTTCTCGTCCTCTCCGATTTGACAAGAGAATGCCGGACGTCCGTTTGAGTAGTATGCTACAAAGGTATACATTGGATTTTCGGACGATAAATAAAAATCGCTTTCATCAAGCAACTGTCCTTGTCCGTCATCATTACCGATGAATCTGTAGCCGGTACCACATATGCTTCTCCAACGATGTATGTCTATATCGCACTCCTGTTTGCTTTCCGAATCCATTGTAATGTTAAGCTGTGTGATTTCTTCCGACTTATGATTATCAGTGCCACGCAGCACGTATTGGATTGGCTCGGCACACATCTCTGCGGTTTTGCGCTCGACAAGCTCATACGCAAGATTTACAGCAATCTTGTTATTGATTTCTGGTCGGTTCACTTTCTGCCGATACAAAATTGGTTGGTCACCACGATAGTATCTGTCAAGATACTCAATCTCAATAGCATTTTGCTCGTGAATCACAAGTGCTTTATTCAGTTCTTCGATTATGTTGTTTTTTGTGATTTGCCTTTTCCTCGTGAAAATAACTTGTCTGCCGTAATTATTTTGGCAGACGGCCGAAAAAGGTCTTACATTTTTATGAGCATATCTATACATCAATAAAACCTCATGCCACTTGCAGAAGTTCTCTGCGGAACCTCTTTTATCTGAAATTCTTGTGTGCCAGCCCAAAACCATATCCATTTACGGCAGTGCGTACACATTACTTTGTGGTGCTTCTTATCGTTTTTATTCACCCACGTTAGCAATTTACCGCAACGAGGGCACATTACACTTCGTTTTCCTATTGGTACAATATTAATATTCTGATTATTCATGTCACCCTCGATTCACTAAAAATAGCACCCACAATCTGTGAGTGCTATTTCTTAAAGAGATTTTACGCAATGAACGAATTACGATTTTTTCATAGTTATATTATAACTGTCAATTTTTTAAGTGTATATATGCAATGATATGCAAAACTATGCACACTACTGCACATTTTCAAGATATTCTTTTCCGTAAAGCCTTTCAAACTCTTGCAAGGCTCTGCCGTGGATTGTAAATATCTTTCTTATGCTCCAATTTGTAGCCTGGGCGATTTCTTCAAAAGTGTTTTGATTGACATATCTCATTGAGAGTACATGATAATAGTCGGTATTCTCCATACTATCAATTTGACCGATAATATGGTTTCTTTTTCTCATAAATTCATCAACAAGTCTGTCTGTATCTTTTTCCAAGTCCACAATTTTAGTTACTGTACTGCCTAATTTATCTTTGTCAGATGAAACATCAACTGCCTCTTTGTCTGTTGAAACAGTAACGCTACATGCTATTGTCTTAAGCCGGTATATTTCAGACAGCTTGTTTTGTATCATTTTATCTAATCTGCTAATTTGATTTAAGTAAGTTTTTGTATTCATTAATAAAGCCCTCCTCTGAACGGATTGTGTACTGCTTCAACCTTTGCTATTCTACTGCCTTGCGTCATTCTTAAGGCAAAGTTTGAAAAAACATCAGGAACATCATCAAGCTGTTTTTTGCCTGTTACTGAATATCGTTTCAGCAGTGATACCATTACTCCATAAGGCTCATTGGGCTTATAAAGTGATTGGTCTTTGAAAATAATATGTTGTAAAATCCAGTTAGAACACTGAAAAATACGTGCTTCCTTATTTGTCTCTGTCGGTACATCAGTGATGTTGCATATCCACCCTTTATTTTCAACTCGCTTATTAACTTCCATAGCCACTCTGTCACCACCGGCATTACGCTCAAACTCACACTCTTGTACCTTATTATTGACTAATGTGTTTGACGCATTTTCATACTGCATTTCATAGTCTGCCGTATTATCACACACGCAATCAACGCAGTAATAGTCCTCGCCATATTTTTGCAGTATTGGCATAACAAAATAGTCTGTGCCTTTTCCTTTTGTATCGCATTGAGCTGTGATAATTTCCGGTTCACCATGTGGCAGATTGAAGTATCTGCGGATTTTATCATCGGGAAACAATAAGCCCTCACGCTCGATAGGTTCCTGTTTATACAAGCATCGGTAAGATATTTCATCCATGAGTAATTGTTGGTCAGCAAAAAACTCTTTCGTAAAACCGCCATACTCATAATCAAAATTGCTTTCGCCTGTTACCGGGTCTACATCAGGAACCGATATTGTTTTGACTCTTGGATTTCCGACATACATGTTTTGAATGCGTCCGATAACATCATGTACGCTCCAACGAGTGGCAATATGTATCTCTTTACACGGCTTTCCGTCCGTGTCTTGTGTCTTACGTTGCCTTGCGTCTACTGCGTATTTATCCCACAGCTTATCAAGTATTGTAGGATTTAAGGCTTCCTCAATTCCGCCTATCATATCATCAACTAGCAAAAATTTACTTGCACGGACTTTTCCAGCATTCTTACTTCCGACAGAAGTACATTGTACTGACGGAAAAGGTTTGTATTTGCCAATATTGAATTGCTCCATTTTGGCATTCGTGCTTGTAACTGATAGATTAGGAAAAATGTCATGCCACGCATAATCATCATCATTGGTAACAATGTCGTATACTCCATCATAGTACATTCGTGTAATGTCACCACTGTGTGAATAAAATAGGCTGTAATCTTTCGGAAACCAGCCGGCAACTGCCGAATGAAAAAATTTCTCAATCGTACTCTTTCCAGCTCCAGGCACTAGGCTCACGCACAATATGTCGTATTTATCATCAATCATGCCTTGCAATGCGTCCACAAGTCCGATTTTGATTAGTTGCTTTCTACGTGGCATATAAAATCGGTCTTTAGGCTCACGCTTTTTCTCTATGTACTGAAAATAGCTGTCAACGATTTTGTTTTGAGCTTCAAGTAGCAAAACCTCATATTTTTTGTTTATCAGCTCATATGTGGTTTTGTGGTCGAATGCGTATTTTTCCAAATCCCAAATCGTACCACCTGTTTTAGCCGTGCAGAAGCTCTCTATAAGCTCTTTTGCCCTCTTAGTGAGTTGTAGTCCATAATCAATATCTTTCTCACCGTTTATGGCTACACTACAAGCGTCTACATAGGCATTAATTACTTGCTCGTCTATTCCGTTTCTCTCTATGTAATTTTCGTAACTATCAACTGTGGAAACAAGGCTTTGACTAGCCATAAGAAAAGCACCTCCACTTTTAAAAAGCAAAGGTGCTTATAGACCTCTGCCTATAATTTTTCTAGGGTAGCACCACAAACCATTTATGTGGCGGTATTTCGCTTTATTTTACTATTATCATATTTTTTATCATTTGAGCTGTATTATTTACTGCTTTTTTTAGAATATTATCGTCAATTTCTAAATCTCTTACTTCTCCGCTCCTAGCCATTCCTGCGCAGACACAATCGCTAATCATTTCAAGTACATCTATCAGGTTTACATCATCTGGGCAGTTCGATAATAAGTGATGTCTTTCGGCTTTGATATGTAACTGATACCATTCATCATTCACAAAGTCCGTTCCATTGTTTATTGTAGATAAAAAGTTATCATAGAACATTTTTTCTTGTGATTTTTTGGTGCAATCGTGATTTTTTCCTCTTTCTTCTATTATTTTTGACAGTTCATACATAACAGCTTCTACATCTTCAATGTGCATATCGTTTGCCTCTTGAAACTTCTCAAAAGTAACATCTTTAGGTGCTGTTCTTGTATCTCCGTTTGGATTTTTATAAATTTCTATCATAATGTTTTCCGTCTCCTTTTCTATGTTTTATCAACCTTTATCTTTCTAAGGTCAGCAACTAACTCTACTTGTTAGCCGGTGATATATTTATTTGCCAATTCCTACAGTTCCTAAGTATTCAACACTGTCTTTTGAAGTATAGACAATGACTTTATCACTGTGAACTATATTAGGTTTTTCTGTGACTTTGATTTTATTCTCATTTTCTACAAAAATAAATTCAGCGTTTCCCTCGTAGGTTATCAGTTGCCCATTTATGCAAACTGTAATTATCTCATAGTTGTCAGCGGGGGTTCTTGAAGCTGTACTTTGATATCTAGCATAAATCCCACTTTGTATCTCTTCTATTCCACATTCGTATTTTTCGGTTTTATTAGCCCAACTTAAAAATAATATCAGTGCAACAATGCCAACAACAATAACAATAATGGGAATAATGGTTTTAAAAAATTTTTTCATAAAATCTCTTTTCTGCTGATAATCAGCAACTATTGTTTTTATTCGCATTCTAAAAGTCTGTCTTTTATAAACTGTTCCAATGTACTAAAGCCTTTTGGCTTTTCAATTCCTTTTCTTGCAAGTTCTGCAACTATTGTTTCCATTTCTTCTTTTACTCCTTGATAGGCAATTTTCATTCCGAATTTTATTTCGTTCATTTGATTTCCTTTCTGCTCGTTAGCCAGTAATGCATGTTTACAAAATATTCATTTTATTGAACGTAGAAAAGATTTTCGGGGCTTGAATTGCAAGCCAGTCAACCATTTCCTCATTCTTCGCCCATGCACCATCAAACCGATTTGAACTATCAGACAGTCCGCTCTCATTCAGAAAAGCGTGCATAATTTCATGTCTTAAGGTCTTTTTGCGATATATTTCCTGTGCTTTTTCGTCCATGCCTACAAAGTATTTTTCTTCGGACATATCGGCAACTACAATCAACTTGTTTTCTTCTTCACAATAGCCCGCAAGACCTTTTTCCTCCATGTAGCTATCCTCTGATACTTTGTGGATTTCAATTCTGTATTCTGTTCCAAGAATATCTATTTTCATTGTATTACCACAAACAAGAAACTCGTTCTGTGATACTTTTCTTTCCGAGTGAGCTTTGTCTAATTCTTTTTGAAGTCTTGTTATTTCTTCTTCCATTGTTTTAATTATATTTTGGCTTCCCATATTCTCACTCCTTAAAGCAATCTCTTAACGCTTGTCTGTCTACCTCGTCATCTGCCTCGATAACAGGTTCATCTCCTAAAGTGGAACAATCTATAGACTCGCCATTTCTACCGCCTATTTCGTGTGATTGTGCTTCTCTAAGTGCCTCACGCTCTATTGATTTAATTACTTCTGCCATGCTCATTATAATAAACCTTAAATCCTTTCATTGCATAATCAGAAACAGCCTTTTTCAGCTCCTCATGGGTGGAATAGGTCTCTTTCAAAAGAATAGCCATGCCTTTTTTGCTGACCGCATAAATTCCAAACGGAACCTGTTTACTTGCAATATGTAAAACAGCTTTTAATTGTTCTGCCTTCATTTCATATACGCTATTTCCGACTGTCAGTTTCATTTCCCATAAACCTCTCAAAATCTTCCATGCATTTATAGCACAAGTCGTATGTGGTATTAAAAATGCCGTTCTTTGTAACCGAATTTCCACACAATATTCCTTTTTTAATTTCTGCACCGCATCTATCGCAAGTGCACCATTTTCTTTCATGCTCCATTTTTCATAAACCTCCTAAAATCTTTCCTACACTTAGGGCATAAATCGTATTGCGTATCATCTCTCCATATAGCCATTGGAAACGCTTCCTTTGCTAAATCTTCGGCTGTGCATATGCTTTTTTCGTAAAGAGGTTTTATCTCTCTTGTTTTGATATATGCATTTTTTTCATCGTAGCGTATTATCTCTTTTCCACACCTGTCGCAAGTGTGCCATTCTTTGCTATGCTTCATCGTGAATTTCCTCCCAAACTCTGCAAAATTCCTTGAATGTTTTCTTATCTATCAGTGAAGCTATTTCGTGCAAGTTTACAATGTTAATTTCTGCATCTTGCTCATATTGCACATCGGCAACACGGTTTATATTAACCATCGGAAGACTTCCAGCATAATGTTCTATTTTATACGAACTGCATAAGCACTGTTCGCCATCAATTGTAACTTTAGCACATGTCTTGTGTCCTTCTATTGGTTCTACTTTGAATCTATGTATATTACTCATTCTTCCACCAACTTTCTAAGCACCATACATAAACCTATTTCCAAAATGGAAACCATTTAGTGCTTTTTCTAATTCGTCTTTGTACCTAAATGGGCTTAAAGGGCTTTTTATTTCTTCCCTCAATATAGGAGACATATTGTCTATCAAAATGCCTTGTGTAGCACTTGCAAGATTTTGTGGTGGCAAATCTGCTAAAGCGCATAGCTCCATTCTTTTATGGTCACATTTTTCAGATTTGGGGCAACTTTTACATTTTTCTGCTAATTTACTTAAAGGTTCCGCCATTACTGCACCAACTTTCAAGCATCCATACACTGTTTTAGCGCATTTTTACAAAATCTTATATGACTTTCCAAAAGTTTTTTACGAGTATCATTATCAACATGAACCCCATCGAAGCATTCTGCGTAAGCATTCATTCGTAATTTGCTTCTTTCAATTTCTGATTTTAAGAAATGTTCAATGGGTGTTTCAGTTTCATCACATAGCTTTCTGCCGCAGATAGGGCAAAATTTTATATCTTCGATTTCAATTCCAGACATAAAGGGGTCGCTACATCCGAAAAATAAATGAAATACATTTTCAAATTCAACGATTTGTGTTTCATTTTTTTCGGGATAATATCCGCCTCTAAAAGCTCCTTGCTTGATTTTTTCCAATTTTCCTATTTTGCAACAAAATTCACACATACTTCTCACTCTTCCTTTGCCTTAAACAGTGTGTCAGGAAATGGAATACCTAAAAAATGCATATTTGCGTACTTCCTAAATGTCGGCACGCTCATACCGGCTATCTTTGCTGCTTGTGCCTGTGAACATCTGCCGTATGCGTATTCCATCAATCCCTCTCGGAATGAATCAATATTTCGTGTCTTAACTCCCTTTGCCATATCTATACCTCCGTTTAGTATTCTATAATGCCTTGTGCCAACTGTAGCAGATAGTCGCTTTTAGCAAAATGCGTTATCGAGTAGTTAGTCTCTCTTCTATGTGTTCGTCTGAAATGCTCATTAACCATTCTATCAAGCCCAGTAAGCCCTGTTTCGTCTGTTAGGTAAACATCTGTCCACTCAAAGTGATTATGCTCCGTATCGGTCACATTAGAAAGCGACAGGCATACATTAGTCAGAGTTTTATCGGTCAAGATTGGGTGAACCTTGCAAAAATAATTTTCGTACAGGCACATGTATCTGTGAAATGAGCTTTTAACTGTTCTTCTGATTGTCTCGTTTTCAATGTTGTTGTCACAGATTTCAGAGAATCTATAGAGCATATCATCTTTCTTTGCTTGCATCTCCTGTCGGGTGACTCTTGCCATCTGTTCTGCAGGAACAGATGTATGTACCTCTCCATCAATGTTAGTTGATGTATGTACCTCTCTTGTAATCTCTGAATCATAATCTCTGTTTAAATAATCTCTGTTAGTATTCTTTGGTATTGCTTCGTCACCGACTTGTGTTTGATTTTTCATTGGCTCATTATTGATTGCGCACTCATGCGCATTGAATTTTTCATTTTCCGGTATTTCAATTCTATAATCACTTAATGGATAACCATTCTTTTTAAGGTCTTTTGCAATATTTACAAGATTTACTCTATATTGCAATGTTCTATCCCATTTATATTTAGGGTTATTTCGCTTTGAGATATAACCCATGTCCACCAATTCACTGATATATCTTCTTATCTGACTTGCAGATAAGCCTAACATAACCTCATCGGCTAATTCTTCGGCTGTTTTATATATCCAACCATAGAAAAGCTCTCTTCCTTCTTCTCCATTGTTCTTCGCAATCTCATTTTCTTTCTTGATAAACTTATCGGCATCTGAAACTCTTTCGGACCAATAAATGAATTGATTGAGGATAATTGCTTTTCTATAATCGTTTGTTATTGATAATAAATCTTCTCTAATTACTGCTTTTTTAATTTTTACGTCTGTCATATTTTACCTCCTACGATAGATAACCCTACGATTTATATAAAAACAGTTACCAGGAGTTCGTAGGTTACTCTTTTCGTGTTGCAATCACTAGGCAACTGATTTTACCAATATTATTCCGGCTTGTTCATCTCAAAGAAAAGTTTCTTACATCTTGCGTCATCATCATCAAAGCTGCAATCCGGTTTGAATCGTTTTTGACATTCATCACAAGACCAAGATGTTACACCTCCAAGCTCTGAAACAGCACCGCAAAGTTCGTACAATTCATCATCTGTGCAATTCAGCACATAATCTACAAGCTCCATTCTTATTTTTCCGATTGAACGATGTTTAATTAACTTTGCCATGTTTACCTGCCTTTCTGATAATAGCCTTATTAGCAAAACAACAAACAGGCACTAAGGCTTGTGCTTTTCGGTCTGCATCACCTAGTTTGTTGTAATTGATGTGGTGTGGATTTGAACCACACATAAAGCGTGCACTCTTTACGTTGGAGGGAATCGAACCCATAGGCATAACCCAAATGTTTTTAATCCATATGCCTGTCTCCTAGCCATCCGTTACTTACCCTTTTGTATACACATCAATAGTCGGTGTCCCCCGACTAGCGCCGACATCGTGAATCGAACACGAACAACATTTCTGTTGGATAGCTTAGCAAGCTATTGGAATACCTTTATCCCATATCGGCAAAATATAACAGCCGTAGCGTGACTGCTATATTGAAACTGCTTTGTCGCTACCTTTGTACAGCTTCATACGGACTTTTTATACCGCTTACGGCTGACTCTAATAGCCTGTCGTAAGTTTAATCGGCAAGGTTGGGAATCGAACCCACGACAAATCAGCTAATAGCTGACTGCTCTACCACTGAGCTACAAGCCAATATTGAGGGTGAAGTCTAAGGAGTGGCAACACCCTCCGGAGATATAAATTTGTATGTGCTGTAGGAAAAGAACTAACGAAACCTACAGCAAAGGACATGTGAGGAATTGCACCTCACCTAAGACTCACTAATTTGAGTTGCCCTAGTTTAACAATTAATTAAAGGGGGTATATATGTCTACTCTGCCTGTTACAGATGTTTTTACGACAGGTTGGTTTTCACGCTCGTGTATTGTGGGATTATACACGATTAAACCCTCACGAGCCTTGTGACGGCTCTTAACAGCTTTCCACTATGAGGGTGAAAGGAGCTACTAAGTCCAATGTCGGGGGAACCAAGTAAAACCCCGAACAGGGCATGTTGGATTTGAACCAACGTATGCAGCAGTCAAAGTGCTGTGCCTTACCGCTTGGCGAATGCCCTATATCTATTGCCACATGAAAGCTATGGCAAGTATCTGACCGAACATTACCGCAATGCCAAGAAATCTTGTACTGACTGTCACTTTTTCGTTTAATGTGGCAGTTACCATTCCAAAAGCAATTAATGCCAGCCATACTGTTGTTGCAATTTTTAATACAAACATGATTTACACCTCAAAATCTAATTATCCTTAAAGCCCTCTATTAGCGACTCGGTTATGGTAGCCAAGACTAGAAACACTGCCGAGATAAGCAATCCGTGTTCGTCAGATAAGAGTACTGCACGAATTGTGCAAAGCATCATCAGCCACAGGAAAACATTTTTAATCAGCACCGGAAGTTCCTTATCCACAAATTTTCCAAACACTTTCCATCTGCGCCTAGATTTAAGCTCATGAGCCTTAATTGTGTACCATATAGCTTTTTGTACATCCTGTGTGAGGCTATCTTTATGCCCGGCACGATATTTATACTTGTATGCAGTAATTTCACACCATTTAGCCACATCCTTAAGCCCGTAAATGTCAATCATTTCATCAATACATTCTTTACGATTAGGCAAGTTATAGTGGCTAGGGTGATTTACCATATCGGAATTAATTTTGTTAGACTCAAATCCTGTTAATTTCATAGCTATTAGCTCCTTTACTGTTATATATTATATATAACTAATATTTTATCGTAGTTGTATGTATATATTATTATTGTGTATGTTGTTTAATTAATATATAACTTATGTTATAATAATAAATACTGCTTGGTACGATTGAGGTATGAGCAAAGGCCTTTTTGTTTTGGCGGATATTTTGGGGGCTAAGTGGGGCGGTTTGTCGCTTTTCATATAGACCCCCAGGGCACCCAATACGCGCGCCGTTCAGCTCTCAAACATCAAGCATTTTAAATTGTATCTATTGCATATACAATTTACTTCTATGCTTTCAACTCTTCGCTAAACAACTGTTTTGTGCATAGTTGTAATAATTCGATAGCCCGCAAAGCCTTGTAAATCAAGGGTTTAGAATTGCATCTGTTGTATATACAATTACTTGGCATTATCAACCATGTTATCACTCGATAACGCTTTAATATTCTGACTATTTGAAGCGCCTAATTGTGGCAATTCATTGGCCGTTAGCGCCCTCGCTTGTGTAGCCTCGTAGCCAATTCCCGGTTGATTCATGCCAAATTCATTATTGCCAACGAACATAGCACCAACAGGGGATTTATTGTCGTATGCTCTATCCTTGATACAATCTTTACGGATTCCTTGCAATTTTTGCCAAATCTCATAACTTTTAGGACTTGACTCTTTATTCAATCTCCAATTATCTATAACACCGCAATCAATATTACACCAATTACTGAATGCAACAGTACTACATAGTTTATTATATTTATCACTAATATATATATATTCATCACATATATTATTTAATATATTATAATTATATCTGTTGTAGTTAGTTAACATACATGTATTATCATATAGCTGTTTATCCTTTAAAATACTATTGTCATTGAATATAATTTCACCGACTCTTTTACAAACAGCTTTCCACGGCCTTTGACCCTCGCTTTTCAAATCGTCAATTTGCAATTCCTGACAAGCCTGATCTATAGCCCTCTCGAAGTCCTCCCGGTAAAGTTGGAAAGTGCCAAAATCAGCAATCAAATGTTTAGTTATATTTCCTTTAATTTTTTCCATTTTAGCACCTCAAAATCATAAAATAAAAAAGCCCGCACCGCTTGGAGTAATTCCAAACAGTACGGGCAACCGGCTTCCGCTTATTAATTAAATTTAAGATAATAATATATAAATCTACTTATTTTGTCAATATACGGATTATTGGATATATAACAACAACTGTATTGATTAATATATACCACATCACACACATATATATAATTATATAAAAAATAAAAAGCCGGTCATAAAAACCGACTTAAAAAAGCGCTTGCTATTGTGCCAAACTGTGGTAAAATAAGAGTGTCTTTACAGGCGGATGGGCTTGTAAAAGGTGCTGTTTACCAATTCCAAACAGCCACGGATTGAAAAAATAATATTTTAAATAATGCTTTTTCAAGCATTAAAAAAGAGGGGCTTTAATCCCCTCTTTTGTCGTTTTTACCGGCTCCATAGCAATTATAAAATGCTTCTGTTAAAGCCCCCAATTGCTCCGGTGTTAGCTCCTCTTTAAGCTCATCCGGCACCCACTTATAAGAATTGTTGAAGCTGTCGGTGCAAGTACCGATTGCGCAAGCCTCTTTAACTTTTTGCAACTTGTACATTTCCCCTAGCTCTTCTGTTGTTATATCTCCACTTTTAACAGCTTTTCTACCCTCTGCGGTTAATATCTCCATAGCCTTGTTTTTTGCTATGGTTCCAATACCTTTTATTCTCATATTTACACCCCCCTTATAATACTTTGATGTGGCATTTTTCAGGCACTTCTAAAACATCCACGTATTCACAGCCGAATAACTTTTTTGCTGTCTCTTTATCGAATGCTGGGGAATAATCGCCCTGAACCATTCCGAGGATTTCAAAGCCGGCCAGCTTGCCACAATTATATGTTTTCTTTGTTATCAAAAAATTTCTCATACTCTTTATACCTCCTTAAAAATGCATTAATTTAAAACAATTTCGTGAACAAGTGCCCTTGTGCGCTTCTCCATTTCGTAAAAATCACAAGTCTCATCCTCTTTGTAATCCGGCATTAACTTGTAATCCTCAAATTCTTTCGCCTGGTCGTTCCACTCTCCACCAGTGGAAAAAGCTAAATCGCCATTTTTAAGAACTGCTAATTGGTCAATTTCTAGCTGCGAATCTACCAATTTTTGGATATATACGGAAACCGGTTCACCGCTTGGTAATTTATAATTTTCTCCCGTAATTTTCCACCGGCTGCGCAACCTTATAATTTTTTTAAAATCATTTCTTTTCATTTTCGCGCCTCCAATTAATTCTTTTCTGACATGGTACAGACATCTTTGTAGCTCTCCGGCTTGCCACTAATTGCAGCATTGCCGGGATAAGCGTACATGCATGAGCTACACCAACCGCCTAACTTACACGTTTTACTTGCTACAGCGCAAGCGTTATATTTATCGGTTTTGTCAACGTATTTCATACTCTTCATACCTCGCTTTCATTTATTATTTTTAACTCAGCCTTGAGCTCTTCAATTCTCTTTAACTTGTCCGCAATCGCTCGTTCTGCCCTAATCTTGAATTTTTCTTTTGCATACTCAAAGTCAGGCTCTACAAGGACCAGACAATCACATTTTATTTGTCCAACTTCATCTTTCCTCACCGTGCTATAGTAGTTCGGAAAAGAACCTTTAACAGCTTTATACGTCTTTGGCTTTTCTTCTGCTTCGCATTCCTTAACGTATAAGCCTTTAGGATTGCTACTATCTGCGTCTAAAATGTAAAAGTATAATTTCATTTTCCCACCTCGCTAGTTAAACTGTTTATTTGCTACGACATTATATTAACACATTCAATATATAAATGCAATACATAATTGCAATAATTTTTAAAATGGGCACTCCTTGTTATTGTTTTCCAGCTCGTCCAACTTGTCCAGCACTAATTGATTTACAAATCCGTTAATTGTAAGCCCTTGCGCCTGTATTCGGTCTTTTGTGCCCTTTGGCAGCATGACGCTTATTCTGTCATAGTTCTCTTTTGCTTTTTCATTCTGTCTCTTTACTCTGCTTTTATAGTTTTCAATCATTTTCTTTTCATCCATTTTTTACACCTCATTATATAAATTAATAATATCAATATTCACTGGCAATAATACTATAAATAATATTGCTATACATAAATATATAACAATTAAATTACTATGTCAATATTAATTACATGTATTATTGCAATTATTGTTTTATTACTTATTATATATAATTTTGAAATTATGAATATAAATATTATTCTAATTAGTAGTATAAATATTTTTGCAATATTTTTGCAATTATGTATTGACATTACTAATATAATATGATAATGTATAGTCAAGTCGAAAGACAAGGAACAAAATAAAAAAGCTCATCGCGCAGCCGGCCAAAGTTACACGATGAGCACCAAACAAAATAATAATTGAAAGGTAAACCGATTATAACACAATCGGTGAAATGGTGCAAGATTATGAGCAAAGAAGTATTAGAGACATTAAAAGAGACAAGAAAAGACTACAGAGCTATGATTGATTTTTGTTGTGATGATTTAGTATTAAACAATGACATCATGCCAGCTTTAATCTCAAACGGTTTTGATTTCGATGTTTATTGCGGTACCGACTACGACAAAGAGGACGATTATTACTTGGATGTATACCAGTGTTATATCATCAATTATAGAGATGCCGAGAGATTGAGTGAATATACTAACGAACTCGTTTATTATTGCGAGCCGTTAGACCTTTATATTTTAGGTGTAACACATTTTGACACAGCTTGGGACGGAGTTCCGGCAAGTTGGAAAGACGACAACGACAACGAGTAATTAGCATTTAAGCCGGTGCGAGTTCACCGGCTTTATATAAAAGAGGTGGGAATATATGAGATATAAAATTGAAAAAATAGCAAAAAGAAATAATTTAAACTATAGCGTTGTAAACTTCGATGGTGGCTTTAAGGGCTATGAATTTAGTGCCAATAGTTACAACGAAAAAGCTTTTTTAGAGTCTCTTTTTAGGGCAAAGGATTTATATATAAAAAGTAACCCATATAGTTATTATTTTACTGTAATGTATTTAGATGATTATTTGAGCCTTAAAAAATTCGATAAAATGGTTTCTAAACTCGTAGATATGTTTTGTCAAGCATCGCACAACGGCAAGACAGCGACGGAAGCCAAAAACATACAATTACATTTTTGCGCGTTGTGCCCGGAATATTTCCCGGCATATGAAAATATTTACAATGAAATAGCATGGATTTAGGGGGGCACAATATGAGAGATTTAATCGAGCTTTTAAAGGCTTTAAGCCTTTTTATATCATGCCTTGTTATTGGTTATGGCGGTTTATTTTTATTTTTTTATTAATTTGTGAGGTGATTTAATGAGTTATTTTTATTATGTTATAGGTCAAAAAGAAGATGCCGGAGAGATAAACACTCCGGTTAAAATATCGGAGTCTAATAATCTTTATTCAGTTTTTAGCGGTCTGAAAAATATAATTTATATACATCAATGCAAAACGCAAAAAGGCGCGGTGGAGCTTGCTAACGTGTGGAATAAATGCGCATTTGATAATGGCAACTACGCATATAGCCGTTTATATCCGGCTCACATAATTCAATATTAAGGCGGTGGAGAAAATGAGAATACCGAAAAATATATAGCGGTGAATACTTATGCTGTTTACCGCCTGAACTGTACCGCTCTATTATTGACGCGGTGGAACTTGCAATTAGCAAATTGTATTTATCAGAGAACGACAAAAAAGAAGCTCTTTACAATGCTAATTGTGAAAAGCTGTACAATTTAACGGATGCTATTAACATAGTTTTTATTTAGCTAATAGCGATACAAATTAACATGGTGTATTATAGCCGGTTCGATTCCGGCTATTAGCTTTATATATAAGGCTTTTCAGGTCTTGTATTATCAATTTAATGTATTTAATTTATAGGTGCTTTTATACAACTTTACGACTGTATATATTGCACTCCGTCCGCGCGTCCGGTAAATAATCGCGTCAAGAGGTTTTGCAAATGCCTTTATATTTGCGTCAGGCTCAAGAGGTGCAATGCTTGAAAAAATAATTGTGCGCCCTTTATAGGCGATTTGCGTTATTTTACACCTAATAAAAACAGATTAACGCACGTATGAACCGCGAAAAGGTCAAAAGGCAACTTGTAAGCCATGCACGAATAGAAAAGAGGGTTAATGAATGGATAACGAACTAACCACGCTTGACGCTGTAGAGCGTGAAATAAGAGCACGCTACAACGGAAAATATCAAAGCGCGCCGGAATATCAGGCAAGCGAGCGCGCCACACGCAAAGCAATAACAGATATTTTTAGAGCTGTCGCAGAGTCGGGCACGTGTGACGATGTTACCGCACTTATTAGTGGCAAGGAATACCGCCGGGCGGCCTTCTCCAATTATCTACAGCATAAAAACTATATAAGTCCAATAATTAAGGCTTGTTATAGATAGGGGGGCGTATTATGTCTAATTATGAATACTTGGGGAAAAAGGAAATATTTAAGCGCGTCAAGGCGCTAGGCTATGAAATGCCAAAAATAAGCGATTTTAGCTATATCAAGTATGATTGTATAGAATGGATGGAGTCACACGAACTAAAAATCACAGTTCAAAGGGGCGGTGAATGGTTGCGAGTTGTTGAAAAGCGCGCACACGTTCACCCGGTCACATTATTTTGTGACTACGTAGCCGGAAAATATATCACACGTTACCAATAGGGATATTTTATATCCCTTTTTGTTGTGTCCAAAATCAAGCGTGCAGCCGTTGGAGCTGTCGCAAGTTGTCCGGCTATGCGTCCGGGCATATGTACATTGACAAATTAACAAAAATATTCTATGATTTTATGATATACACATTTAAAGCCGTGTATTTGACGTTTTAAGGACTTTTAAACGTGTTAGCGTGGATTTTATCGAGTGCGCTATAATAAGCCACAAAACAAGCCGTTTACAACGTTTTGCGATATAGCTGTAGAGCTTTAAGCCGTCAAGCCGTGCCGGGTGTGAGTTGTTACAAGTCAGGCGCACCAATTCACGGAAAATGTTTGAATTTTCAGAAAACTTCACTCAATTAAAGTATGGTGCGAGTTCTTTGCAAGTTCTCGACAAGTTTTTGTAAAATTTTGCGAACTGATTTTTGAAATTGAAAAATTCAAAAGGTAGGGGGGTATCAAAATATTTTAGGATTTTTTTGAATTTTGAATTGCCAAAAAGTAAATGCTCTTGGCACTGTAGTCGCTCTCTCCTAGTTTCTCAATCAATTTCTGCCGTGTCATTTCCGGATTAGTCCGGTGTATGTATTCTAATAGTCTGTCTATTTTATCCATATTTTTGCTCCAATAAATTAAATATTTTGTCAGCTGTATATACAATATTCCGTCCGTACAAGCTCATAAAGTCTGCGATTATTTCCTCTGTCTCTATGTCAATGTCACAGCCGTATGAGAACGAGTACACATGCACTAGCTCGTGGCATAGTATCTTGTCGGCCATGTAATCAGACACATTATCAGCTATCGTAATAGTCTTAGTTGTATTATCGGTTACTCCTAAACTTATAGTGCCGTCAGACCGCTTTAATTCGCTTGATGTGGGCTTTTTAAATTGTATGTGCCACAATATATCATTAACTCTTATATCCATGCTTATACCCTCTAAAAATGGCTATGAGCATTACTACCCATAGCCTTAATAATTACAGTTTTGACGCAAGATTGCTCATTTTGGTGCGTAAAAGGTTGCGTTCATCGGGTGTCATGTCATTTAAAAGCTCTGATATATCTCCGCTTAATTCACGGATATACATGTCAAGAGCTTTCATTTTATGCTCTTTGTCCTCTGTAGAAGCTCCTTTGTGCATTTCCTTTGTCTCGGTATAATGTCTCTTTGCTCTGTCATAATTGCTTTCACTCACATGTGGTGCAATCGGTTCAGAGTAGTACATCTTACCTTGGCTCTTATCCATGTCACGCATATACTCCATGTCGTTGTAGTTTACCGGCATGTGATAATATGGCGGTTCTTCATATCCCCTACGTGTTCCACGACCTTTAGGGGCAAATCTGCCATTTGCATAGCGATATTGGTCGTAATATCTTCTACCACTTTCTTCGCCATATTCTGCCTTAAGACTTCTTAGGAGTTCTTTGTCGTACTCTTCTTCCTCTTCATCAGCCTTTTTCATAGCCTTGGAAATTATTGAATGATACTCAGCTTCTGCAAGGTCTTTTATCATATCTACGACCTGCCCCATCTCGGAAGTGTCAACATTCTCAACACCTTTTTCAAGCTCATTGACAGCTTTCTCTGTAAGGCACTCTTGCATTTTGTGTATTCTTTCAATGTGCATACTCTCACCCCCTAACCAATTCGATTTACTGTGATGCTAGCATTAGCAACACTGATAGCCTGTGTAGATGTATTCTTGACAGAAACTGCCTGACAGCATCCGCAAGGAAGCCATACATCTGTTGCCATAGACACATTGTTAAATGCTTCAACTGCTGTTGGTGTAGAGATTGCCAGTGTAGATAAGTCCGGCTCGCCCTCGACAGCAATAGCTAATGAAATTGCTCCTGCGGTTCCGCCTGTAGGAACTGCAATATTTCCGTTAAATTCTACTCTGTACTTTGCTTTACAAGTGTTGGTAGCGCCTTTAAGGTTAATTAATCCGCTCCCTGTTCTGTGTGAAATATATCCTTTATTGCATACAGATGTTGGTGCATCTGTAAATAATACATTCCCATTTACTGCAACTGTCTGTGTTGCAACATTTGAAAATTCAGCCATTTTTATTACCTCTCTTTCACAAAATAAGGGCAAACATTATAGTCTGCCCTTGGGTTATAAGTAATACTGCTTAGCAGACATAATCTCGACTAACTCTTGACTAAACTTGGACTAATCCTCGACTAAAAATGGTTTTTAATCGGTTTAGGTTGAGTTAAACTCAATTAAGATACTCAATTATTCAGTTTTAGCAATTACAGCCGGTATTGCAACCACAGCCATAGTACGCATTTGGATTAGGTACTGTGTATGCCGGGATTGGTGCCGGGTTTACGGCATTGATAATCTGATTTGTCTGTGCTGCCATTGTACTAGTCAGAAGTGCGTTCTGCCTATCCTGTGAAGCGGCTCTGCGTAAATCATTGTTCTCTGCTGTAAGTGTTGCTATCTTATCCTGGCATAAGTAGTCTAATATGCTTCTAAAGCCGGCATTCTGGCTGTCAATAATATCTCTTGTATTATTGTTCATTGTGTTCTGTAAAGCACAAGTGTTAGTAGCCATGTTGTAGTTTACGCCTTGGATGGCTTCTCTTGTCTCGCAGCAACAGTTAGCAAGCTGCGACTGTAAAGCATTGGTATTCTGCATATTAGCAACTGTATCAGCGTTTACTGCCTGTTGTATGCCATATCCGGTCTGCATGATATTTGTGTTAATACCATTAAAACCTGTGAGCATACTGTTGTTCATGGCATAAAAGCCGTCACAAAGTCCGTTGGAAATGCCATCAAGTTTTGACACAACAGCCTGATTATCAAAACCTCTCTGAATTTCACTGCCGACACCGCCATTAGTGCCACCGAAACCACCAAAGCCGTTACCCCAGCCTCCAAATATCGCAAATACTACGATAAGGAACCAAAGCCATGAGCCGTCATTCCAGTTATTTCCGTTGTTTCCGTCCAAATTCGCCACGATGGGTACGCTTGGACAATTTCCTGTGTTGAACATCTGTTTTACCTCCAAAATTTATTTCATAAAGAGCCGTGCGCACGTTCTCTAATATGCTATATCCCAAAATTACCTCTAATCTGCTTCATTACATCATCAGGATTAATGCCCTTTTCCTTGCATAGGTTTCTTGCCATTTGCTCAATTCCTTTGCTGTTTCCGCTTTGAACCATGCTCATTGCATTCTTAATCATTGGATTTCCCATTACGCGATTATTGCTCATTATCTGTTGCATTATTCCCATTACATTCATGCTTTTTCACTCTCCTTGCTTTGTGTTCGTGGAGTTTTTCTTTGTGCCCCTAAAGATAATTGCTCAATTTTCTCGGATAATTCGTTGAGCTTTGCCATAATACCCTCTGTGGCTTTCTCTGATAGGTCAAATTCAAGTTTTTCCGTGTCACCTGATAAAATGTCTGTCTTATCATTCAAAACCGGCTTAAAAGTCAATGTGCGTATTGTTCCGTCAGCATTCCAGCTCTTAGCATATATCTCTGTTAAATCCTGTTTTGGAAAAAATGCTACACTGCCATCCATTGGCACCTCGTTGGGATTAATAGTCTCAACTGCTTGTACTACTCTGCCACTTATGCCTTGTGTTGGTTCGGGCTGTTGGTATCTCTGATAGCTCGCCATTGGGTTGTACTGATATGCTCCATAATTAGGTGTATAATTCATCATTGGTTGCTGATACGGCATGTTCATTTTCTCTTCCCTCCAAGACCTCTTCGATTGCTTTAATGACGAGGGATAATGTCATTAAGTCGATTTTTTGTAACTCGCTTTTAGCAAATATTTGTTCTCTTACTTCATCGTCAAACATAACATCATCTCCTTATGCCTAAATTGTGGCATAAAAAAAGAGAAGAGCATTTCCATGTTCTTCTCATATTTGTGTCATATAATGGCTTTTCTATATACAATTTTTACTACACACTTTTTGGGGTGGTTACTACACAGTTACTACACACTTTTCGCATTAAAATGCATTAAAATACATAGAATTTTATATTTTTTACGATTTTACGAAAACTCCGCAGACCCTTTATTTTCCTAGGATTGCGCCATTATTTACGAAATCGTATGGCACTCCTTGATATACATAATAATTTTACCAGTTTTAGTATAAAAAGACCCTACGAGCGTTGATTTTTCAACATTCTGTAAATTGAGAGTGTGTACTACTACACACTTACTACACACATTTTCTTCTATATTCTATGATTTTGTTGTCGGTGCTAACGATTTTTTCAATGTCAGCAAACGATTTTTCAGGTGTAACATGTGTATACAAGTCCATTGTCATTTTCAGTGTTGCATGACCCAAATATGATTGAACGACTTTCGGCTCTATCCCTGACTCAAAACATCTTGTCGCAAACGTATGTCTGAATGTGTGACCGCTAAAAAATGGAAATTCATTGTCACTGCTCTTTGTATCATTTATCCGTCTTACAACTGAACGTATAGAGTCGCTGTATATAACCGAATTAATTGGTGTGTTAAACCTTGTAACAAACAAATATTCGTTCTGTTCTTTAGGCCTGCGTGTCGAAACTATCTTTTTAAGCTCAAATTGTTTCGTCAGATATTCCTTGCACACACTGTTAATTGGTACGTGTCTGTAACTCTGCTTGGTTTTTGGTGGCTCAACATGAAATGTCTTGCCTTTATCTTCAAGGTATTTCTGATACACAAGTGTCTTATTAACATCAATATACCCCTCGTCCATATGTATATCTGCAATAGTGAGCGCAAACAGTTCTCCTGGGCGCAAGCCTGTATTAACTGCCACATTATACATGTTGTCGTAAAATGTGCCTTTACATGCTTCAAAAAACTCGCTCTGTTGCTCTACTGTCAATGCAAAAGCATTAACTTCTTTGTCTGCTCTCAGCTTTACACCTTTCGCCGGATTTTTAATCATCAGGTCATCTTCCATAGCTCTACTGAACATGTCATTTAAAATAACCTTGATTTTGCTCTGTCTCTCATACTTATAGTTATCGTCAGAAGCTTTGTCGATAAGTAGCTGTACATCTGACTTGCGAATAGATGTTATTTCGTGGTTTCCTAAGTATGGTGAAATGTTCTTCTTATATATATGCGTGTACTCCCTAATGGTATTGGGGCGCACTCTCTTTTTCTTGTATACATTCATCCACCTGTCAAACCACGCATCAAGGGTAATGCTGTCTCTAACACTTGTGAATTGTTGATTGTCGGTCACTGCTTTACTAAGTTCTTTCCGCAGTTCTGACAACTTGCTGTTGTAAATTGTCTTGCTTTTGCCGAACCTATCTTTATATCTACCCTGATAAAGTCCGTCCTTGCGCTGGGTTATTCCGACTCCCAGCTCTTTTCCTCTCAAATCCTTTCCCATACTGATTTATGGCTCCTTTCAAAATCAAAAGCCATTATATGATAATTTCTATATTACTACATAATGGCTTATAATTCAATATATCTATATGCTATCTGTCTTTTCGAGGTATTTCTCAAACTCCTTGCGCTTAACTAATCGCTTGCCTCTTCCAACAAAAAGCACAAAAGGGCATGAGGGATTATTAAGCATATCATTGATTCTGTTAATTCCGATATTACTATATTCAGCAGCCTCATCAATCGTCAGTGTTACTTTTTCCCATATTGGCACTTTGTTAATCATCGCCTGACTCCTTTCTATCTTTTCTTTAATGTCTGCCACTCTCCGGGAAGTGGTCGTTTTTGAGATTAAAAGTCTCTGTGATACCTCTTCAAGGCTTTTATTGGCAACTAGCAACTCAAAAACTTCCGTTTCTTCATCGGTGAAATTGGCGTTTTTTAAAATCTCTTCAAGTTCCGGCTTAGTAAGTTTTGAAAACTTCATAAGCCTATTGTCTCCTATTCTTCGGTTTTGCTTGCGCTGTGTATACAAGTATTTGAGTATCGGCATGAGCTGTTGCACGGCTTGTTATCCTCGTATACACATTGTCTTTCAAATGGCTCTATATCACTTATAGTTCTGCTATTCATCTTATCATCACTTCCTTTTTATATTGCTCTGCCATATATTGTCCGTAGCTCATTCCCTTACTTTTAGCAATCTCGCAGATTTCCGCAAGTTTGTTTTTCTTGACAGGCTTTCTTTTAAGTCTCCTCTTTTCTCTGATTTTTCTCAATTCCGTAGCTCTCTGCTGTCTGTGTGCTTCGCAACACGTATTTTGGTTAGCTGCGGTCGGTGTAAATATCTTGCTACAGACTACACATTTAATTGGTTTGTAGTGCTTCATTACTATCTCCTTGCTTGATATTCAGATTTTTAAACATAGCACACATAACATCTACCACTATCGAGTTGCCAAATTGCTTATACAACTGCGTATTGCTGTTTACTGCTGCCATTTTGTCAATATCTTCATCAGATACACCCATCAGCCGTCCGCACTCTCTAGGGGTTAGTTTTCTAATACGATATTGTGTGGCAATATGGCTATTCGCATATCCGTGTGTTCCGGCTACGAGATTAGCCGATATGCCGTTATCAGAAATAACTGTGCCACATTGGGAACCGTTGCTTGATATTTGACCGACTTTTTGGATATTATTTTCAAGCAATAAATTATCTTTCTGCACACTCGTTAAGCAATTACTTGTACCTTGCATATTCACCTCTAATCTCTGCTCTGTTAGACTTCCCGCAGTTCTATCTGACGGATTATCGGGATTTCTGCCACGCATAGCAACTATTTGACTTTCACACACCTTAATCTGTTGCGTACCACCGCCCTCAACTGTTGTGATATTAGGGCAAAGTGCATTTTCATCATATACTGTGTTTGATTGATGTTTGCCTGTGCCATTATCCATAAATCCTAACTGCTTTGCTTCAAGTATTTTCGGCTCTTGATTACCACCTTGCATTGTACTCAATGTTGGACTGCACCCCCCACATCATAAATTCTGCTGGTGCTCTCAAATTTTGCTTCAAGAGAGCCTATTACATTTACATCTGCCATTACTTCAATCACTCCGCTACTTGTTTTATTGGCTCTTAGGGTAGGACAAATACCCCCCCCCTAAGCACCTTTTCACCACCGAATTTTTCACTTTCAAAAAGCACTATTCCGATAGCGTCTGTTAGTTTTTCCATTCAATTACTCCATTACTTCCATAGTTATCAAGGCCTTTATAATCTCTTGCCCTAAGAGTTACGGCTACATCAATCGGTTTGCCTGCCGTCTCTCCCATATCCTTTAACAACCAAGTTTCCATCTGACCGCAAGTTTGATATTCCGCAGTCATATCTTGCCTTGATACAGTTTGCAACTTCTCTCTGTTGTGGCTTATTGATTGTTCCGTCAACGCAAGTCTGTCTGTCTGTCTGTCTGTCTGTCTGTCAAGATTGTGTTGTGGTAATGTACCATTGTCAATAAGCTGTTTTATCAGCTTGTCAGCCTTTTCATTGTTAATGTAATACTTTTCATCTACATTATCCTCAAGATAGTCTTTCAACTTCTTTTTGAGTGGTATAGGCTGTGGGAAATGGTAATTGTACTCACTCAGGAATGAAAACATAAAACATCTTTCACGATTTTGTGCTACACCATAATTTTTAGCATTCAAGTCTTGATAGTAATTTGTGTAGCCAAGGCTTTCAAGGAAATCTAGCCACTTCCTAAAATCAGGCATATTATCCTGGCTATGTACTTGTGGCACATTCTCCATGAATAAAATCTGTGGTAATTCTCCGTTACTATCTCTGATTTCTGTTAGTATTCTTTCAACTTCCCACAACAGACTGCTTCTTGTACCACTGCCCTTAGACATTCCAGCTTGTTTTCCGGCAACTGATAAATCCGTACAAGGGAATGAGTAAGTAAGTAAGTAAGTGAATGCATTTGTGTCGCAGATATTCAAATCTTCTGCATGAACCTTAGTTATATCCATTGTAGGAAAATCTGTGCCATGCACTGCGTTATAGCTTGCTATGGCATACTTATCAAACTCCACAACTCTGTGGTGCTCAAATTTAGCACCTATTCTCTTTAGTGCCATTGCCTGACTTCCGTAGCCGGTGAATAATTCTATCAAGCGGATAGGCTTTGTTATGCTAATTGGTTCTCTTGTGAAGTCAAATATGCTCATTTGATTATCACAAGAGTAATTGTCAAAATTCATTTTCTCTTACCAAAAGGAAACCTCGGTTTTATGTCGCGACAACCTATTCCTTTCTGATAAATTAATTAATGTTTAATATTTTCACTACACCACTGCTCTTGTATCTCATCATCGGTCTTATCTCGTTTGTAAATGTCGTACCATGCAAGCACTACCTCTGTTAGACCGATTATGCCGAATACTATGAGGGCAGTGTATACTACTGTTGTTAAGTTGGTCATTCTGTATCACCCCAGTCTAATTTTTGACCGCAATTCCAACAAAACATTGCATTCTGCCGTTCGTTCATGTATTTTTCTAAACATGCATTTCCGCAAGTAGGACATGCATAAGCATATACTCTTATTAACACACCTCTGTACGAATCGGTTTTTCTCGGTTTCTTTGGAATTTGCTTTTCTATTGCTGATATTGCAAATCTAATTGCTTCTAAAACGTTGTAATCAGGGTGTGGCTTCCATCTTTCTTTTAGGTACTCAAAATGTATTCGCAAAAATTCAATTGCTTCACTTGCTTTCATGCTATCCCTCGATTCCCGCAGTTCTGCTGTAAAGTCCTAGTTTTTTCATTTTCTTCACGAAAAGACTCATCTCATATCCTGTAAGCCCAACACAAGTGTTTCCAATCTTCTTTTCGTCCATCAAGTCTCTGTCATACGACTGTAAAATATGACGGCCTGAAGCTTTATGCGAAATGTCAACGCGCTGCCAATAATTGTACTTTGTATTGTAGCGTTCATATTGAGCACCATGCTTATCTTCACTGATTTTGTTGAATCCAATCTCTTTTAATTTTTCGTCTACGTTTTTAAATATTCTCATATTCTCTCCTATTCTGCTTCTGATTGAAGCCAATCTAACATACATTTTTTACATGCATCTTTATCATTTGGATGTACGCACGTATCATAGTTTCCTTTTTTCCAATTAACCATATGCGGACAAAGATTGAACTCTGCTAACTCATCATCCGACATATTCCTTATCCTGTCGGCATTGGTGTGCTTATCGCTTTCCACAATTTCAAAATATGTATCAATGTAACCTAATACAGTCTTTAAATCGTAAGAGCTATATCCGATAGAATAATCCTTTTTACCAACCTGTCTGTACTTCAATTCATAATAAGGCTTATCATCTAGCATTCGTGCGATTATTTCTAAGCTGTCGACTTTAGCCTTATTCATATTTGCCGTTATGCTATCACATTTGCAACAAGGCTCATTATCTCTTGGATTGCTGTTGCGCTGGCAGTTACAAGTACTATTAATACTGCCATTCAATTCAGCCAATTTGTTATAATAGTATCTTATATACTCCTTGCCATACATATTTACTGTCTTTTCAAACTCGTAAATAGCATTACATTCCGCAAGCTCTTTTATTTGTTTGCTACTACACATTATTCTCCACCTCTCAATTCTTTCAACTTCTTAAATTAAGTCCGCCACACCTAATACAATAAAACTTTTTATATCCTCTTGCATATTCACACACATAACCACAATGTCCGCAATATTCTCTTCCGTTACTAACTGATATTTTTTGGGGTTCTGACACGTTTTCCCTCTCGAACAGCTCTCCATGTTTGCATTCTATACAATAATGTTCTTCTTCTTTATGCTTGCAAATATTACAATCAATCATTGTTACACCTCAATTCTTTCAGTTTTGCTTCGGCTTCTGATTTGTTCAAAAATACCGACTTGCCGATTTCACTTTCTGCAAAACTTCCTATGATACTTCCGCTCGAGTTTGTATAATAGAATACGACTTCTTTTGTTGTAACAGGTTCACAAATGTATTCTTCGCATTCACCAAATGAAAAGGCTGTTATTGTATATGCACAAGGTCTGCCATAGTCATTATCCCATACTGTATCTCCCACCTTACAAGGCAGTTTCAAAAGTCTGTCCTGTTCCTCTAAGTCCTCATAATCAGCAAGTTTTTTAACCATATCTTCAACAATTCCGCAATCGCAGTCCTTGGTAATGCACCCAATGCAATGCGTGCTATATGGAATTATTCTTCCTGTGTGAGAAATTTCTCCATAGTTTCTATTCGTTAATCTCTCCATTACTGCTCCTTTCCGGAAGCTTAGCCAGTTTCCATGGTGTACAGCTATCGCCACTCCACGATGTTGTTCCATTGCTCCAAGCATAAACTATCCCATTCTCATATTTCGCAAAATATCTTTTACCCCACTCGGAAAAACTGTTATCTCTTACTAGTATTGGTGTATCAACTGCAACTTTCGTCCAGTCAATAGGTGGTTCAACATATTCGCTATTCGCCCACTTTTTCATTTCGTTCCTGTCGCACCCCTTGCCTAAAACATAGAACAAGCAATCTTTACACGGCAATTCTTGACACGTTATTGGCTCTAATGTTGCTTTGTTAGCTGCCATCCAGTTACCATTACAAGCAATATCCAAAATCTTTTCTGCAAATTTCTCCCTATTTGTCATTGTTTTGTACTCCTTTCCCATAATCCGGCATATGTTTAAATCTTTCATATGCCTTATTGTCTCTGTGTCTTTCCATGTAGGCTTTTTGCCTATCGTCTCTCATCTGCTTTATGTGAGCATTTTGAGTACTGTCGTTATCCCATGCGTAAGTCATTAATCAATCACCTTTATGTACCTTTCATCAACGTAATTAACTTCATCAGCAAGGCATTGCGCCACCTTTGGCAATGTCAGACCGAATTGATTAAATTTATACAACGTGTCGATTAAGTCCCTAAATTCTGCGATAAACTCTTTAATTTCCCTAACCGACAATTTAAACATCAACTTAAGTGCCGTACATACTAAAACCATGTAGTTGTATGCCGTGTCGCTTAAGAGCTGTCTCGTGTCGTTTATCGTGAGTGGATTATTTCTCTGATAAATTCTAATCAACTGTTGCATTGGGATTAAATTAATCTCTTTCTGCACGTCAATGCCGTATCTCACTTTCAAAAGTTCGGCAAGCGTTTCGGTTTTCATTTCATTTTCGGTCTGTGCCCTTTCAAGGTACTCATTTATGGTTCTTTCAAGCCTTACAATGCGCTTATTGCCAAATCCATGATGCAAATACAGTACATAGTAGCCTAAGTCCATAAAGTCTGTGAAAGACCGACTTACGAGCTTTCTACGGTTATTGCTGTTTTTCAACGTAATTTTTTCGAATTTTGTCCATGTAAAATCCGGCTCTTTGTGCTTTTTCTTTGGTTTCAGTTTGTTGCTCATATTTCTTCATTCTTTCTTCAAGTTCTCGTTTTGCCCTGATAAAACAGGCTTCGGTGGTTTCTTCTGCGACTTTTACAAGTTCTTTACCGCGCCACCGGATAGTTATTTTTGCTTCCTTGCTATTTGTTCTGTAAAACATTCGCAAGTCATATTTTCTTTGCAGTGGTCGGTAAAAATCGTAAAAATCTTTCAAGGAATCCATTGTGGATTCCTCTCTTTTATCTTCTGCCGCGCCAAGTTTGCCTTTTCACAAGTTGCATTCTTAACGTTCTTCTGATAGTGCATTTCACAAACTTTATATCCGGGTTTTACCGGATTATCGCAGAAAAAACATAGTCCTTGTTCATATCTGCCGGTTCTTTCGGGCATTTTAACGTGTGCTCTTCTCATTGTTTCCCGGCAAAATGTGCAAGTGGTATGTCCCGGGTCTGCTTTCCTTTTGCGACAGCGTGTGCATATGCCGTTCTCTTTGTCTTTTTCGTATCGTGCTTTTCGCCATGCTTTTTGTCGCTCATTGTATTTTTCGACATCAGCAGCACGTATCTTTGACATGGCTTCGGCTGATTTTGCCCTACACTCAACACAACTTTTTTCATCACCATATAGCAAGTTTTTACCACATCTAGGGCAAACACCAACTGCCTGTAATTTTTTGTAAAGCTCTCGACCATATGCTGTACGTTTGCTGTTACATGCCGTACAAACCACACCTTCTCTATCAAGTGGTTTTCCACAAAGCACGCAAAGGTTACTAGCTTTTCGTTCTTCATACCTTTGTCTTGAATACTTGTCTTTTATCATTTTTCGCTAGGAGTAAAGCCAGCTTTAATTGTGCGCACAAACCTCTTTACCTCCTATCTTTTCATCTGCTCGATACGTTCTTTAATTTCTTTTGGCATTGGAATACCTTTAATTGGCTTATTTTGGCTTTTATTATCTTCAAGCGATAATTTTATCGTCTGTTGATTTTTAGAACCGATTTGAGCCGAATACGAGCTTTTATTGGTACTTTCAATCAATGCCTTTATGTCCTTTGGCATTTTTTGAAATTCCTTTGCCCGATTAACAACTACCCTATAAGTTCTCATAAAGTTTGACTGTACTACGTTTTCAATGCTCTTACTGTCCGTCAGCGCCCAGTTCCTGAGATTGTCAGGACTCCCGACAGCCTTTTGTACGAGTGGTGGCAGCTTGTTAAATTCTTCAACTGCACCATAGTAGCCATTCCTAAGTGCCTTGCTAACAAGGAACCATGCTTCCATTTCGTTAAGCTCCTGTGGGGATTGAACCTCATGCAGTTTATTAATTAACTGTCCGATGCTCGGTGCAAAACCGCTTGTATCGGAATGCACGTAAGCTTTCAATGCTGTAGATATTTGGCTGTAGTCGTATTCATTTAACATCATATTCCACACATCTACTGTCTCTGATAGATTGCTTGGCTTGTAATTGGGGTAGCAATCACACATTATGCGGATAATCTTAACTGTCTCGTCTCTTGTCATTTCTCTACCTCACACATTATCCCAATCAATGATGCCTTTGTTAGCTGAATGTGGCTCATTGTCCTTTAGTGCAAACAGTCCTTGCCAACAATGGTCTACTGACTGATTAAGAATTTTAACAGCCAAATCATTATCGCCTTTTGAAAGTCTCTCGATAGTGTTCATAGCTCGGTGTAATGCCATTTCAGTGCATATTGGCTTTTTAATCTTTTTCCGCATTGTCAGATATTCCTGAAAAGCATTCTCTAGCATTTCATCATCAGGGTAGTAGACAGTTTTCTTTTTAGATATTGATTTATCAATATCTTTTTCTTTTATATCCTTATCTTTACTATCCTTAACTATACTATTCTTATCTATACTTACCTTACCTATACTATCCTGTGGCAGACAAGTGGCAACCACTTGGCAACCATCTGGCAACCCATTGGCAACCACACGGCAACCATCATCAGAAAATGTGTATGCGCCATTGGATTTTATCTTTAATTTTGCCAATTCTTCCTTAAAATTCGTTGGTGTATACCGGTCTTTTCTCAAAGCGTTTGCCATGCGCCAATGCTTAATTACAATCACACCATTATCAAACTGATAAATGTATCTTTTTTCCAATAGTTGCTGTAAATCAGCCACACTTGCGTGAGCTTTAAACATGGAAACTGATACCTGATTGCAAAATCCGTCATCGTCAGCAGACATAGATAAATGCAAATATAAGGCCTGCGCACTTGATGATAAAGCCATGAAATTATCATCATCAGTGACTTTTTTTGTGAACATTCTACGTTCTGCCATTTTTAATCTCCTATTTTCTTCAAGTTTCGGTTGATATATTTTAATCTTTTTCCTCGTGGTTTATATTGTTATATCTTTTTCTCAATGTGTTCTGCACCTTGTTCATACCCTTGAAGCCACCGACAATAAAAGCTATCTCTGCTCTATTTTCCGTTGCTTTTGTTTCCGCTTCCATATCGTGTAGCCCGTACTCTGCCTGAATAATTTCATTTGCAGTAATTCTTTTCAGAATTTCTTCACATTTCTTTTTACTTAAAATCTTCATTCCGAATCACCTCGCTTTTAGGCTAAATAATAACCTTTGCTCTTTGCCTCTGCATAATCATCTTCTGTAAGCAAAACTTCTTTCTGAATCTCTTTGTTGCCATAACAATCGACATCACATACAATCTTGAAAAACAGCATTCCGTTCTTCTCGATAGCTTCTTCGCGAGTTATATTTGTTACATAGTGTTCAAGTAAATTCATTCTGAATCGCCTACTTTCAATAAATTCATAAACTTCTCATACTGTTTCTGCGATACCTTAAATCCTGTTTTTGTTAGTGAAAATCCTATTTCTGGTGGAATATGCCCCACAGCTTGACCTTCATTTACTTCACTTGGTTTTATATACTTCTTGCCAATTACGCTTTTCTCTACAAGTCCTAATCCAACAAGTTTTCTAATTGATTTTCTAACCTCATAAGTAGAAATATTGAGCCTGTTGGAAATTTCAACTGTCGATACAACAATTGAGTTTTTTGAATATGAACTAATCCCCTTTCCTTTTTCAATTTCAAACATAGTGTCTAATATCGCCATTTCTTGAGTACCTACGCTTTTAATTGCAGCATCGGTTTCGTTGACATATTGCCATTTGGCCCCACCAGCATGACTGTAATTACCTTTGCAACACTCTCTTATATTATTCGCCTTTATTCCTGTTTTTCTTTCTGCTTCATAACTATTTTGATAGACAATATTTGTATTCACACATATAACAGGCTTTTGATTATATGCATTGTTTCTTGTCTTTAGTGCCCTCCTATCGGTTGCAGTTCCGTAATTCACATTGTATTTACATGTGCACCATTCAAGATTATTAACATTGTTATTGCTTGGATTTTCGTCTTTGTGATTTACTTGAGGCAAATTATCGGGGTTGGGTATAAATGCCTCTGCAACCAATCTGTGTACGGCAACAGTCTTGTGCTTCTTGTTTTTATAAAGAACAACCTGCTTATAAGGCATTCCGGAAGTTTTCTTATTTCCTTGTTTCAATATTTTCCCTTTAAAATGATACAAAGAATCATCACTAAAAGCCGTTTTTCCAATAGTTGTCCGATCAACACTTCTGACTCGACCGAAACTTGATACCTCATAAAGGTTTTCATATCCGACAACGCTTTTCCAAATCTCATTCATTTCCAGAATCTCCTTTGCAATAATTTAAAAACTCCAAAAATTTATTCAGTGCTTTTTCTTGGTTTTTGTTAGGAGGTTCGGATTTAGTCTTATAGTCAAGGTGCAATTCAAATAAATGCGCAACTTCTTTTGAGGCTTTTTTATATCCTTGCTGTACGCCCTGCATATAGCCTTTAGGCGCTTTTCTTTCTCCTATTGAACCACTAGCTCGATTTTCTCCTTGACCGCCTAAACTGACATTTCTAAGCTGATAGCCTTTATCAGCATATAGCTTGATGTAGTATTTTTCTTTCTCGTCAAGCTGACTTTCGGGGAAATTCAGAAATTCAACTCGCCAACCATAAGGATTTTTCTCTTTGTCGTACAGCTTGTGTTTACGTAAGCTAAGGTCTATGTGCTGTTCGTAACCTACAAGGTGGCTTGCTAATCTGCTAAGTGTATGTACTGCCTGTCCGACATACGCATACTTAAATCCGTTTTCATCTTCTCGGAGTAGGAAGTAAATCCCACTCCTATCATTCAGCTTTGGATTCAGCTTCAATAGTCGCTTTTTATTCTCCTGTTCTATCGCCTTGGCTCTTGCTATGTTCTGATAATTCAATGTTTCCACCTCTCTTTACAATATCAATTGCCGTCTGCATAGCAACCTCATTTATAGCGTTTTGAATTTCGAGTTTAATTCTCTTTTCGATATATGCTTCCGAATCTCGCAATATTAGTATCATCTGACCAATACCCGAATGTATCATTATCGCCATAAGCTTTGACGCTTACTGTAGCTCCGTCCATACCATCAACAATAAAATCATCTGTGTAATTAGTGCTGTAAAACGCCGTGTAGGTTGTATCGTATTCTTTCCACGTTCCATCGGCTTTTGTAATTCTTACTTTGTAAGACGTTGCATTTTCAACTTTCGTCCACTTGACTACTACGTGACTGTAGTTAAAATACCTTGATGCACTCTTGTAATACGATGCATACTCCACCACAGGAGTATCGAGGATGCATTTCTCAAGCCAATTTTTTACATAGTTGTCGATTGCATCTTTTAAAGCACCATCAGGCTCAAAATTGATATCTGGAATCTCTATGGATGGCGGATTAAGTGGTGGTGTACATGCCGACACCGGCACCGCATTAAAACCCCCCATTGCAATCACACAAGCCATCGCCATTATTGCTTTTTTTATTTTTCTACACATTGTTTTATCCTCCTTTAGTTTATCCACGTAAATCAATCTCATTCTTATCACGCTCCAATAATATACATTCAGTTTCAAAGAGTTTTTCAGATATATCTTTTGAATTAACTCTTCTCTCAAATTCTTTGATAAAATCTCTGTATGCTTCTTCTCTCACTTTTTGGTCATGCTCGGTACAATCAAGCTCATCGAATGAGATATTGATTTTTCTGATAATACTGTAACTTGATTTATCAGAATTGATATTCAAGTATCTTTCAGTGCATATTGGCATAATGCCATTTTTCTGTAGCAGTTCTGTAATCTGAAATACAAACGCTCTTACAACTGCAATATCTTTTTGCTCCGACATATCCTTTGCAATATTTGCAAATATTTTATTTGTATAATCCATTATTTTTCCTTCCTAGGACAGCCGTTATTGACTGCCCTGTAATCAACCGACTCTTAGTTAAATGGTAATTCCTCGTCAATACCATCAGGAATTGACATAAAGCTATCATCGGGTTTTGGCTGTGGCTCTGCACTGCTGCCACTTGAATTTTTGCTGTCACAAAATTCCAACTTAGATATATTGCAATCGTTAGTGTAGACTGTGTTTCCGTCTCTATTCTTGTAACTGCCTGTAGTCCACTCACCGATAACTGCTATCTTTGAGCCTTTAAATACATGCTTTTCTACTGTTTCAGCAATTTTGCCAAAAGCCACGCAGTTAATGAAATTTGCCGTATCACCTTTCTTTTTAAAATTTTTGTCAACGGCAAGTGTAAACCTTGCTATTGCCATTGCATTCTCTCCCTGTGAATATCTAATCTCCGGGTCCCTAGTTAATCTGCCGATTAATGTTACAATGTTCATTATTTTTCCTCACTCTCTACTAATTCAAATCTGTATTTCTGTTCTGCATTAGGATATTTTTCCTTTTCAGAATTTATTATTTACATCTTGATTTTATATACCCTAATTGGTTGCCCTTCACTTTTATCACTTTCTTGTGGGTAATATGTATTGCCAATCCATTCAAATTTTAAATATACTAATTCAAAATCATTTTTTTCAATACTGCAATTTTTAGGCAATCCATGAAAAATTTTACTATGGTTAAAACAAGCCTCTACATCATTGTCCTTATACCAATTCATATTTATCAAAAATTGTGTTTTATCATTACTGATACCGCTATAAAAGTTTCTCATTCACACCTCCTGTCCAAAAGAAACTCTTGGCATATAATCTTCTTTCTAAAAAGGGCACTCATTAGGATTAGCAAGTACCCATTCCTTGTTGCGCTCTGCAACATCTACATTCGCCCCATAAGCAACTTTCTTCATCTTCTCGATAAAACTATCACTATCGGCGTTTTCACTTGATAAATGGCACATTATGACGTTCTGCAAGCTATCTGAATAATTTGCCTTAACAAAATCGCAAGCTGTGTCAATGGATAAGTGACCTCTGAAAACGTGATTAGCTTTACCTGTGTTATCCCTGTCAATTAAATCCTTGTCATAATTCACGCCTAAGAGAATATGGTTTATATCTCTAAACTTCCACTTGACAACCTCACAATCGGTTATATAAAGCATTCTTCCCATTTCCTTGTGAGTAATCAGAAAGCCGTATATCGGGCAAGGTTCACCATTTGCGTCTGTATGTGTCCAACTTCCGTCTATTGTTGTTAAATCAAAAGGCTTTACTGTAAATTCGCCCATATTCATTGACATATAATCAATCTTCAAATATGGTGCATAAATCGGTATTCCCATTAACTTAAAATCTTCAACCGATAATGAATGGTCTTTGTGCCCGTGCGAAATTACAGCTCCAACAACATTTGATATTTTCCAATCAATACCCTTTTTGATAGTCTTTTCTGACACACCCAAATCAAGTAATAGGATTTCTCCTGTGTTGCTAATTAGAGCATATGTATTGCCTGTACTTCCTGTTGCTATACATTTAAGCTTCATCATTTCGCACCTACTGTTATAACTGCCGGATTTACAGCTCCGTCTCCGTCATAGTCATACTTTTTGTTATGCCACTTTCTTAAATACTCTCCGTATTCCCAACATTGTGAAAGAATACTAACTGCACATCCGTACATAAATCCTGTTATGCCCTCTGTGTCTGCTTCATGGCTCAATCTGTCTGCATTATCAACAAAGCACTTCATAACATCATTGCTCTTGTCAATTTCTGCTTCTAACAGTTCAGCCCACCTTTCAGCATAAGTGAAGCAAGCTCTGCTGTATCCGTCACTATTCTTGTCGTACCAATCCTTGTATTCTTTTTCTTTGCCTTTAATAATCTTCATAAAATCACTTCCTTAATTTTTCTGCGTCTTCTCTTAACATTATTTTGAATTTTCCACCACACTCACAAACAGCTTTTGCGTCATAAACATTCCAATTTTCATTAGAACGTAATTCGTCTTTTGGCTGTGGTTTCCCGCACAATTCGCACGCAATTATTATTGGATTTTGTTTCATATTTACACCTCGATTTCATCATCCTGTGGGAACTGAAAAATAATATTTCTATGGTAAATTCCATGCGTAAATTCTATGGCTTCATTTATCCATGCTTTTCTTAGCATTTCCATAGCCTTATACGATTTCTCTTTGGAAGAGTACTTGCCTAATACATATTTCTCCCCATTGTATAGTGCTATAACGCTCTCCATTGCGTGGCACACAACTATCTGTTCATAAGGCAAATCAACATTGCCATGCTGTGAAATTACTCTCATAGTCTCCAAAACCTCCCACATATTTTGCACTTATAGCCCCATTTATGATGCTTACAAAACTTAATCCAGTCGTGTCGATGCATTACTTAATCCTCCTCACTCTGCATGAATGGCGGCAGCTCCTCTGACTGCTTGTCGGCTGTGTCGGTCGGTTCTACATCAATTATGTTGTCCTCGTCAAAATCTACGCTATTTGCGTTTTCTTTGATTTCATCAGCAACAACCTTTTCTGTATCAAGTTTTACATCTGATACATTTTGAAATTCCTCTTGTGCATATAAACCTTGAAATCTATCTGGAAATGCTTCTCTTAAGGCCTGTACAACAGCTACTTTTCTAATCATTGTGGCTGGCTTTTTCGCCCATTGGCTGTTAAGCGAACCATCTTTTTTTCTTCCTGCGTACTCATCAAAGCCTACTGACTGATACTCGTCCTCTTTTCCGTCAATAAAGATTTTCGCCCAGCCACCTACGATAGTTTCGTTAGGTAAAACCATTGTTCCCTCTCGTTCCTCAACGGCTCCGTCCTTTTTAATTACAATAATTCCTGCTTTCTTTCCCTTATATCGTGGGTCTGCATTGGCTCTCTTTGTAAAAACGTCTTTTCCAGTAACTATTGTGGCTGGGTCGTTGCTTCCATACTTAATAAGGTATGCTTCTCTCAAAAACGGATTTAAGTGCTGGTATCTGCATAATGACATAAACATCATTACTTCTCCGTCAGATACATTACCACCGCCACTTACAAGGTATCTTTTTATCATTGTTGGGGAAATTTTCACCATTTCCCCATTTGATTCATACTCAACTAACTGCGTATTCTCTGCCATAATTAATCCTCCTAAATCTCATTAAAAACCTGAACCGCAAACAGTTCATTAGGTGTCTGCTTGAATAAAACTCCATCAGATATGACTGTATACATATATCCGTCATACTTAAGCTCTACAGTATGTTTCTTACCGCCCATGTAATAGTTTCTCTTCTTAATACTCATGTTGAACCTCCTATAATCCAAGTAACTTTTTGAGTTCTTCTTTCATTTTCTCTGTTTCTTCTCTCAACTTCGTCACTCAACTGCTCCCTACTTTTATCAGCAAGTCTAATTACCATTTTGTACTCTTCCTCTGAAACTGACTCTTTAAGCGCATGTAAAACAGTAACTGCCTCTGCCATAATATTGTTTTTTGTACCTCTAAATGTAACTTTTCCGTCTTTCGCTTTAATCATTTCTATACCTCCATATTTTCAATCACAAGTTCTTTGTCCTGTGTATGTTTTAACAAGATTAGTTGGTTATCAATCTGTGGTATTCTCCAATCGTCAACGCTTTCTGTATCATCAATGATAATTGGAAAATTAACGTTTGCCACTTTCTGAAAAGCTCGGCATATGTCAACTTCCGTTAACATCCTTGCGCCATGATTGAGATTTCTTGCATATGCTTCACCATTGTAAGTGAAGTCGCAGCACTCCTCGGTATCACCATTTAAGAGCGGTCTAAACAGCTTTGCTGTAGCAAAATCCAAGTACTTATTAACGTCAGCCTGTAAAAGCTCGTTCTTCTTACGTGTAAACTCTTTCAGCAAATCAAGCTTTCTTTCCCAATCAGCTATCTCTTGATTGAGGTCTTTTCTCTTATCCTCAAGGTCAGCTATGCTATCATCTATACGCTTGTTATTCGCCACACCAAGCTCGATTTTTGCATCGACCGATGAAACTTGCCTTAACAGTTCGTTTCGCTCGTTTTTAAGCTTTCTGATAAGCTCCGATGTATCGTTTTCATCTGCAAGAGCTTTCTCTTTTTCCTCGATTTTAGCTTTAAGTGCCTGATACTCACTGTTGCCTGTCATGTCAACATCGGTAGGTACTTTTCTAAGCTCTTTAGCAACAATGTCACACTTTTCTGTCAGCTCCTTAAGTTCTGCTTCGAGGTCAGCTATCTCTTTTTTCTTATCCTCAATAGCCTGTTTAAGCTCCTTGCTATCACTTGATAGCGCATTGCCCTTATCTTCAAGTTCTTTAAGGTTCTTTGCTTTTCGCTCGTCAAATTCGGCTCTCATGCTCTCTATCTTATCTTCCGGCAATCTCTGACCGCACATCGGGCAATTAACACTGCTTTCATCAAAGGCAAGCTCCTTTGCTTTTTTCCAATCAGCACGTACCTTCTCTAGGTCTCTTGCGCAATCTTCAATCTCTCTTTCAGAGGTTTTAATGCTAGTTTTTCTGGTCCTTATCATTGACTCTGTTTTGTGAATTGAAGCATTGAAACCATCAATCTGTAACTGTAACTCCATGCGCTTTTTCTGATTGTCAGCATTGGCTTTTCTCTCCATGTCTGAAAGCTCAAATTTAAGGTTCATAATGTCCTCTGTAGCTTTCCGCTTGTCCTCTAAAATCTTATTGTAGTCGGACAGTTTATCTTCAATTTCCTTAAGCTGTGGCTCGTATGTTTTCTTCTGCAATTCAAGCTCTGCAAGGTCTGTATACTCATTGGTAGAATGAATTGTATCAATCCTTGTTGAGATTTCGTCTCTCTCCTTGACAAGTCCTTTTGAGCCATTCCTACCGCCTGTTCCGTTTAGTTTGCCACGGCATACTTTTTTGAGCTGGTCTACATCGCCATCGTCAAACATCGGCTTAAGTTCGGCAAACTGTGGAAACATATCGCAGATTTCTTCATCGGTACGTGTGCCAAAATAGCTTGCAAGTGCTAATCTCTGCTCTGCCTGTGACTTGTTGAGCAATGTCATGGCATTTAAACAAAATGGCAATACTCCAAGCTCTGCCATGTTGTCATTGATGTACTGATTGTAGTCAGCCATTTTGTATGGCACATCATTAATTGAGTAATCAGTAACACTGCCTGTAATCTCGCCCTTTTTGTTGCGTTTCTGCCTTGTAATTTTTTTCAAAGCCTTTGCTTTTCCACCAATCTCAAAGGTAACAGCTCTCACAATGTCAACATCGTCAATCTCGACTCCGTTTTCATCATGCGGTCTTATGCCTGTAATCTCTCTGTCATTCTCATCGTGACAATTCAGCACATCAAGAATAATTCTCTTAACTGTCGATTTGCCGACTTCATTCTGACCGGACAACACGGTTTTCATCGAAAAATCTGTGTCTAATGTGTTTTTGCCGTAGAATTTACAAAAATTCTGCGCAAATACATGTGTAATCTTCATTGCGTTTCCTCTCTTTCTATTTGTTTATGGTTTTTAGAATCAAATTTCCATGCAAACTTGATTTCTTAACTACTCTTAAGTATGAGTCCGACTCCGATACAAAAAGCCACTCACTTGCCACGTAATGAGCCTTGTTGAGCAATAGCTTCTGCTCTCTTGTTAATGGCTTCAATCTGTATCGTGTATCGCCCAGCCTAATTCGTCTTACATTGTCGCTCATTTAGCTTCTCCATTTCTTTATCTAGTAACGCTTGAAAGTCAAATGATTTGTTTTTGTGCCGTTTAGCTCGATATAATTCTTGTAGGTAATCGTTAGCACTCTGACGTTTCAATTGGCTACCAATCGCAGTAGATGTCAAGATTTCCATTTCCGCTCCCTTCGTCATATACAATCCCTTGTATGCCTATTGGAGTATCAACTACAGTTCCGTGTGGTAAATCATCACTTGCAATTACTACATACTCATTTTCATCAACTACAAGCCCATGCTCATTTAGATGTCTGCCCGGAATATTTAAACCGCCTCCAGGTAACACTCTCTGTGAGTACCACGTATAAGTGTAATCGCCGTATCTGACTCGCCCTAGCTTCCTAAATCGGCTACAACTGTATTTCTTACGGCAAGTTGGAACTGTTGGCTCCTCATAGGTCTGCTCAACTACAACCGGCTCATTCTGAACTACTGTCGGTTCAATCTTCTCTAGCATTACATCATTTAAATAGGAAGAAACACCGGCTGTCAGCTCAACTTTGCTATCTGCTTTCGCTGCTATTGGCTTTAAGGTCATAGTTCCAATTATTAAAGTCGATAACATCAATATCCTTTTTCTTCTCATGCGGTTCGCCCTCCTCTATGAGACATATGGCAATCAAAATCAGCCAAAATACTGTTACGATTGCTCCAACGATGATACTCGCTGTCTTAATTCCGTATGCCACCGATAATCCGAGGAAAAATGCAAATGCTAATGCTCCGAAAATCGAATAGCCACAGCCCGCACAGAATTTTTCTTTTAAAGTTCTTTTTCTCATACAGCTTTCTCCTTTCTCTCTAATCCACGAAACTCTCAACCGGCTCATCAAGATAGCTTGCAATTTTAATCATGGTGTCTAATTTTGGCTTGCTTTTATCTCTCTTCCAATCTGAAAGCAACATAGGTGAAAAATTCAAGTCTGTTGCTACGCGGTATGATGTGATACCCTTTTTCTTTAAAATTTGCTCAAATCTCGAATATGATTGAGCATATTTCTTAGAATTATTCATTTTTTACGCTCCTTTCCTTAAAAATATATTGATTTCATTAAGGAAATCCGTTATAATGAAACTTACCAAGACAACAAAATAACAAAATTAAAACCTAGGTTTTAAGGATTCCCTTAATCTAGGTCTAGTATATTATGGTTTTCTTTAATTGTCAAGCATTATTTTAAAGTTTTCCATAATAATTTATGAGGGATTTTTTATGTACGAATACTATCAGAAATTACTAGACGAAAAAGGCTTGAAAAATGCCGATGTTTCAAGGGCTACAGGCATTTCAAACATGACTCTATCTGATTGGAAAAGAGGAAAAAGCGAGCCAAAAACTAAAAATATGCAGAAAATTGCCGATTTTTTAGGAACTACCTTATCATATCTAGTTACAGGTGAAGAAAGTAACCCTATATTTGAACAATCAAATACAGATTATGACCTTTCAAATATAGACAGTGAGCTCAAAGATTATGTATTTAAGTTATCTAAATTGTCGGATAAAGAGCAAGAAAGTATTATGAATTTAATAGATGTAATGTATGAAAAATACTCAAAATAAATTAAATTAATAAGAAAGGTGGTATTTTAATGAGTAAAACTGTTAAATGTCCTAAATGGGGTTGTGATGGTGTTGGCATACCTGTTGATACCAAGAAAAAATTCTCATTCGGTAAAGCACTTGTTGGCAACACAGTAGGTGGTTTCTTCGGGCCTGTCGGTGCCGTTGTCGGTGCTGCTACCGGAATTAAAGGCAAAAATGGCAAAACAAAGTTTGTGTGTTCAAAGTGTGGTAACGTTTGGGAAAAGAAAATATAACCACAAGGCAGAGTTTTTACTCTGCCTCTATTTTTCTTTTAATAAATACATACAAGTACAATAACAGGTCTTTATCTTCCAAGTCCTCAATCATTTTAATTATTTCATCCTTATATTCCATACAACACTACCTCCGATACATCAATTATAGAACATTTGTTCTTAAACGTCAATAAGGACGGCAGAAAAATCCACCGCCCTACCGAAACTTGAAGAGTTCTCTTATTTGAGAACATCATTACTGTAGCACTTTAAAGTGTTTTATTTTGTCGAATATTGACAACATGGATTGCAAAGAATAGAATGGTGAAAAAGAACTACAAAAGGAGATGTTAATATGGCAAAAACAAATAAATGCAATTCCTACGTCATCAATGGTCAAAAAATCAATGTTAATGATATAATCAAGCATTATAATGGCAACTTAGGCATGGCTTGTAATGAAATATCGCAAAGGACTTTGGTTTCATTTGAAACAGCCAAATATTATGTAGAGCTGTGCCAAAAAGATGAGCCATTCGTTAAGCAAAATTCAACGGCAAGCTTCACAAGTGGCATTCTCATAGCCGTTCCGCTTATAATGTTTATTGCAACAAAAATAGGATTCTTTCCAGTGGACAATGACCTTTTTATTGCTATGTTTGGCTTAATTTTTGTGTGTTGCTCTATTGCTTCAATTATTCTAGGAATAGTTGATTTAGCATCTAAGAATGAAATTCCACGCAATCATGGCGGTTCTATCTTTGGCATTGTTGTTTCTATACTGATGTGGCTTGATTTTATTTTTCATTGAACTATGGAGAGGTTTTCCTCTCCTTTTTAATTGTAATAGCTTAGTTAATTATAGCCCTCTTTAGTTAATTAATTTCTGCTTTCGATTCTTTTTCCTTATTAACATTCATCAGCTCATTGTACTGTTTCTCAGTAATTCTGCTCGTTGCGAAGAAAATATCAATTTTATTCTTTAAATCGTCTGTCAGTCCGTTTCTTTCTTTAAGTTTTAATAATGCTCTGTATAACATCTTCTATACCTCCAATTCTGTAAGTGCTACTGCATATTCACTATTGACATATGCTTCTGCCGATTGCGTATCCATATCATAGATATAATCTCGGTTGTCGTTTAACTGTTGTTTTACATAGTTCCATCCATTAGCCATGCTAATTGGATAGTTAAATACTGTATATCCGTCAAGCTGTTCTGAATTGACGCTGATGTTTGTTACTGGATAATAGGTTGCAAGTTCTTTTAATGCCTGTATCTGTTCTGATGTTAAAGGCAATTCTTCTTTTAAAACTGGTAAAAGCACAAATGGCTTATTATTTAAAATCCAATTGTTAAAATCATCTGATGTTATTGTTGTATCTGTGCTAAATGCAAAACTAATGCCGTCAGCATTTGCTGTAAAAGTTCCAATTCTATCTGGCGTATTAGTAACAAAAGCGAAATGACTGCTAATTAAAAAAGGGTTTTTTATAATTTTACTACCATCTATCCCTAGTGCTTCATTTGTCCTACCATAAAATCTAAGAACACCTTTATTAATTGCTATTCCCCACTGAGCCTGTTTAAGAAATAATTTTTCTACACATTTTACTATTTTGCCATTTTCAACATCCACATAATCCGCAATATACTGTTGTCCGTTAATTGTGACATTACCATCACTTGAGACTGGAATAGCATTTAATGTTATTGGCAACTGTATTGATTGTTCTTTGTATGGCTCAAATGGAGTAATTTGTTTACCTATTAAGATTTGTGGCTTCCATGTTTCGTTGTTGAAAGTATTTCCTCTTGTAATTTTAATAGATAACTTAAATTCATACCTAGCATCTTGTCTTGTAATTACATGAGGTGTATTGATAGTATTGCTTGCAATTGAAAGGCTCTTTGTGTTCTCGTTGCTATAATCAACGTAGCATTTGTTTATTTTTTCAACGCCTCCTATATTATTTGGACAAAATATAATTTCAGTTCCTTCTTTAAGCATAGATGGGGTATCTATTGGCAAGTAAATACGTTCATTATCGGTAGATGTTCCGTTTAATTTTATAACTCCGTTGCTTACAGTAATGGTACATCCAACATCTTGATATTCACCATCTCTAATTTTTAAGATATTACTTCCAAGTAGTTTTACTGTTGGATTTACAACGCTCTTAATCTCAACTGGATTCTCTGGTGTTGGTGTTCCATCCTGTGATGATTTACCATATATCATCATATCTTGAATCTTTCCATTGTCAGAATCGGCAAGATGGGTTTCACCTTGATTTGATGCGTAGAACTTTGTGATTTTGTTGGATAAATCTTCCTTTAATGAACTAACCTGTTCTCTTACAGCGTCACCTGCATTTGGATAAGTCTTTCCGTCCGCGCCTACTCTTATATCAGTTAATTCAGCGTCACCTGTGGTGGAGCCGTCAGGTAATTTTGCCAAGTTGTCAATGCGCTTTTTCTGTATCTCTAATTGTGCATTAAATCGAGAACTGATAGCCCAATATTCATTGTTTGATAACTCAATTCCTTTTGGCACATTCTTCTTTGATGTGTAGCTATCGCCATTGCTCGCTAAAACCACCGAGAGATTTTCATATTCTTTATTTTTGTCCCAATTACCCATTGGCATTGGAATACATCTGTTACCTATATATCTAGGCATAGTCAATCACCAACCTTCTATCATCATCCATGCTAAAAACTAAATCATTTCAATCGGGTGTCTGAACGTAAAAATATCCATCATCCGTAATTCCGAATGTTGCAAATTTGCCTAATTCGTTTTGCAAATCTTCAAGTGCTGCCATTCGCTTAACGACTCCCGGTGCAAAGCACATATACACCATTTGTTTTTGAGACTCATTGTCAGTAGATACCGCCCACTCGCCTGTGAGCATTTTTGAGGGGTCAAAGTCCGAGTATGCCCCTCGCCTCATTTGAATTGCCATAAGCTACACCTCGCTTTCATCAATGCCTAATTTCTGACACAATCTTGAAAACTTATCTTCCAATTCATCTATGTGTTTTTGCATTTTATCAATTTTCTGTTCGTCTCCGGCAAGTCTTAAGATTAGGAATTGCTCATAGTTCATGCCGTAGTACAATGTATCATCATCTGATGTGGCTTTATTCTTGAAAATCATATCAAGATTTTCATTGACATGTCCTTTATCTTTAAGATTCTCGATTATATCCTGTGCCATTGCTCCAAAATATAACGGCTTGTCTGAATATCCTTGTCTATTAAGATTGTATTGGAATAAATCAACCGAGCCTACTGCGTCAATATAATCTTGATTAATTGCTTTAATATTCTTTTTTAAGCGCTTATCTGACGAACTCCATACCCAAGTAACATCAACTTGAAAACTCAGGGCGCTGCCATCCCATTTACAATGGTATGTATGCTCCACTGTACTGCCACACATAGCATATCCTCTAGTGGGTTCTCTGAATTTATCAGATTGTATCTCGTTAACGTTGTTTATTATCTGTGCACTTATTGTCTGTGCAGCCATTGCCTGTGTGCTCATAGCGCCTGTGACTCCATCGAGTACAAGCGTGCTCTCACCATTTTTGACAATTCGCAAGACTGCGCCATTCATCCAAAGTTCATAATTGTTTCCCGAATCGTCAGTAGTTTTTAAATCAATCTTTGACTTACTCACTTCTCCAATCAGTGCAATACTTCCGCCGGACACATTAAGATTTGAAGCATTTACCTTGCCGTTTTCATCAACGACAAACACTCCATTTCCCATGTTAATTGTGCCACCATATGCCCAGTCGAAGTTAATTCCAACAGCCGACATGATGTTGAATACAGCGTTTCCGTCTTTATCTATGCCGGCTTTCCATGTTTTGCCGTAATCATTTGAAACCGCCAAGCCATTAGCTGTCATTTTCCACTGTATGTTGCTCGAATTAAGGTCGGCTTTGTTATGCATGATGTAGATAATTGAGCCATCCTCTTGTTTCTGCTCAGTCTTAAAGAGTCCGAGCGATTGAGACATTAGCTGTGTCAGCAATTGCATTTGTTTATCATATACACTTAGTTGTGCCTGCGCAACTTCCCTAGCTTGTACGACAGCCTTTGTCTCACTACTGAATTTATCAGCACTATTTCTTGAAGCATTTTCAGCGTCACAAGAAATTTTTGTGCCACTTCCAACTGTAAATGTTCGGTTGGAAATAAAACAGCTATAGGTATTCTGCTTGCGGTCTGTCACAAGTGCCACATCTCCGCTCTCAATCAGTGGGTTTGACAAGAGTGTAGCGTCAAGAGGTCTGAACCTCATGCCACCGATTTTTTTGAAGATATAATTTGCAACTGCCTGTGCCTTGTCTGCCGAAATAAACGGATTATCAGAGATTGAGACTGCATATCCCTCTTTTCCGGCAAGTGCATTAACATCTTTTGTCTTGTCCTCTTTTGATGTCACAATAACTTTAACACCTGTAATCACAACATCATCAGTCGCAACATTCAAATCTTTTTGTGTGTAAACATTGTGGTAATTTCTCGCGTCCGTGAATGTTCCACCATCAACGCTATCTCCACTTGAATAGTCGGTGAAATTTCCACCATCAACACTATCTCCGTCAGAGTATGGTGTAGTTTTCGTGCTAAAAGTTCCACCATTGTAACCCTGACTGTCGAACTGACTCATATCATACCAACCGATAAGTAATTCGCCATCGTGGCCGCACTTGCCCCATAATCCACTTAACTGTAAGATGTAAGCTATTACCTGTCCATATGTAAGCTTTTGATTATCACTTGGTATCTCGTTAATCATGTAATCAGAGTTGTCAAATCTCGCCATAGTAAAAGGTACATCACACTTAATGCAAGCGTCTCTGACTACCTCATACGCTGTCGTAGGGTAGCTTAAATTGCTATCGTACTCGCGATTGAAATTATTAATATTGTCAAGGCAAGTAAGCGTTATGAGTGAGCCGTCATAGCTTGTCTCGCTGACTCTATACTCACCAATTTTTAGTTTTTCACTCGTGCCATCAGAAAAGCTTTTTGAAACATATGCCGTTACGCTCGCCTTATCAAAATCATACTTGCTGTAATCTTCATAAATGTTATTCAGCTTAATTTTCAGTTTTCCGGCAACCAAAGCCCCGATTGTGAAAGTGCCATTGCTCGATGTTGAGTCATTGACTTCAAAGCCGTTCGCCCACAGCTCACTGTCGCTAATAGGGATTTTTTCGCCATTAGTTGTAACTATGTCGGCAAAGCAACACACGTTAATATCATTATCGAGCACTACTGCCCTATTCCATTTAGCCGATACGTTAAGCATTAAATCACCGCCTTATACTTCTATGAGGTCGAAACTCAATGTCTCATACCTCTTATTGTTAATAGTCCATATCTTGATAGGTGCGCTCCTGTCACCTACATAGAATGTACGTGTTTCGTTTGTACCGCTCATAGCGTCAGGATATGTCACCGATATATATTCCGGATTTACCATCTGCAATATTTGAGCCGTTCTAGCTGCGTCAGTACCGCTCCACGACAATTTGAGCTGTCGTTTCTGTGCTATTCTGTTTTTATGCATTTGAGCGTCCTGTGTACGTCCGCTGTCGCTTGCAGACACATCAATCATGCCCCATTCAAAAGTTGACGGAGTAGGTAATGCCACTCCGTCTACTAACATCATTGCCATATTGTTACCTCGTAAAAAGACACCCACGCAAGGGTGAGTGTCTTAACCAAATTCATTTGCTACAATATATCGTTGTCCGTGCTTTGCTTTACCTACCTGTGTCATGCGATAGAGCGTTTCACTATCGCATTTAAATACATTTTCAATGATAGGTGCAGAGTTTCCACCGGTGTTAGAGTTCATCATTACTTGCGTCATGCCCTCCATGACGGCCTGTTTAATTCCCTCTGTGATTTGTTGGTTATTTGCTACGGCTGTTTTGCCGTTTGAGAATTTACCAACTATCTCCCCTCGGTTCATGTAGAACGGACCTTCTTCCGGGAAACCACCACTAGCAAAATGCGGTGCTCTGTCGAGTAGCGACTGATACCCCATGTATTTTGTGCCTGTGGTAATATTGAATCTTTTATTGTTGTACTTAAACAAAGCATCCAATGAGCGTACAATGCCATCTATCGAACTCTTAACACCGCTAAATCCCCAGCTACTTATTCCAACGCTATAACGTTGATTTGTGTACCACTTGAACGTGTTTAAGCTTCCGTTCGTGTTATCGACTTTTCCTTTAAGCCCATTAAAACTACCACTTGTCGAACCAAGATAAGCGCTTGCGTTACTTGCCATTGTTGAGAACGAGTTCGATGCCCCTCTTCTCATATTTTCTGCAGCGTCTTGAAATACCCCCATGTTAAATTTAGTGTTACCCAATGAGCCATTAACTCCACTTAATGAATTGTAGAGATTTGATGATAACGTTGAGAAAGAACCACTTGTGCTAAGCGATGTTCCACTCGCTTTACTGCTCATACTATCCATTTTGCCCTTAGTGCCATCAAGTGAAGTATTGATATTTCCTAAATACCCACTTACACCAGCGCTTAAGTTTTTGTAACTATCATCAATTTTGCTTGCACTCTTTCCTATTTCTTTTGCAGTATCGTCAACTCCTTTAACTGCTTTCTTTTTAAATTTGGGTATTTCAACACCGGGTATCTTGTTAAGCAATCCTATAATGTCATTAATAATCCCAACAAATCCGTTGTAAAGCTGTGGCCCTAATACGTTGTGTAAATCATCAACATTTAAAGACATATTCTTCTTAAATGTTTTCCAGCCCTTTTTGAAATAATTTCCCAAGTCTTTGAAAAAATCATCTACGCTTTTTTCAGCGTCTTTGATTTTCCACTTTATTTCCTTAATTCTCCATTCGAGAGGAGTGACAAGTTTAATCTTTTTTCCGTCAAAGCCTGTGACTTCGTCGCTTATTCCCATTCCTGATTCTGGACTCTTGAACCACTCTTTGAGTTTATCAATCCACCCTTTCATGTGTGCCAGCACGTAATTGATACCTGACACAATAACCAGCACCTCAACTCCCCTTAGTGCAAGTTCTGTTTTTGACAAGCCTTTAGCTGTTGCGTACTTTTTCCACTCAGATGTAATAAGAGTTTTGGTTATCTCTTTGAGTCCGTGTTTCCATGCAAACGCGCCAATAAGAATAGTAAAAGTATCAATATCAAGTTCTCCGATAAATTCCGAAATGCCCTTAAATGCGTCTTTCCAATCAATATTGATTAGCGCGTGAATTAAAGTATCTCGTATGCCGTGAACAATGTTATTGACTGTTTTTCCAAGTTCTTGCCAGCCTGTCAGCCCTGTAACGTCACTTACTCTTGACATTTCATGTAATGCGCCATTTATAAATGAAGCAAAACTGTCTCCAAGATTTCCCCAATCAAACGTTGACGTAAATGAAAAAGCAAAAACTATGGCAGTTCTTATTGAGCCAGCTATTGTCTTTCCAAGTGCCGTAAATAATTTCGGGCTTATTAAGCCGTTAAGGAAGTCCGCAAGCCCTTTTCCGAAATTCGATGCGCTCTGATACACGTTATCCCAATTAATAGAATTAAGTGAGTCAGCTATTGTGTCACCAATGTACTTTCCAAGCGAGTAAAGGTCTTTGATTGATGATTTATATTTTTCGAGCAATCCATCAGTCTTTTTCAGTGAGCTATTAACACCACTGTCAGCTCCACCGCCACCTGAACCGCCACTGCCCGAACCTCCACCACTGCCACTATCGCTGTTATCGTCAAGTGCGTGTATCTCATCTATGCTAAGCAATGTCTTTTTCAGTTTTTGTGCTTTCTTATTCGACTTATCGGCACTATCACCAATGTCGCCTACTCCGCCAGCTATGTCCTCCATGCCGTCAACAGTAGCACCGCCACCGCTTATCTCGATAGTCCATCCAAAGATTGCTCCGAGTGCGTCAGCTACAGTTTTTGTAAAGCTGATAACCTTGAGCATTACTTTACTTAAGGCTTGAACAAACGGCTTTAGAGCATTGATTACTACGCTACCTATGATACTGCCCCATGCTTGGAACTCTTGCTTAAGGACTCTTACACTATTCGCCCATGTCAATTTGTTATCGTAAAGGCTTTTTATCCTCTACTTCTTATAGTTTCCTATAAGTTCAGCGTACATTTTCAACCACAAAAATAAGACGCATTTCTACGTCTTATGGTTGTCGAGCACTCTTGGGAAGATTATATTTATTCACTTCCTACGCGTTACAGTGTCAATCAGCCTTTCGCTATCTGATTGATTACCTCGGTATTGACTTATTGACTTATCCATTTATATCCGTATGCTGTCCTGTCGGGTTTATCAACTACTTTGTGTATGGCTTTGTAATTGACCCCCAACGCTTTGCCAGCGTCAGATATTCTATCATACTCCTTGACTACTTTATTTGTTTTTATGTCAATTTGAGCTATTTTCCTACCCTTTTTTAGTTTAGTATACATGCTCAAATCTTTTATCGGAAAATCTTCTTTATAGACAAAAATATATCCATTGGCATTTTTATAACGATGTTTCAATGCCCCTATCAGTGTTGTCCTGTTTGTTCCTGTTTCGGTTGAAGCCTGTGCTATGCTATCAAATTCTTTGATATAATTGCCTTTTAGGTCACATTGAATAACTTTTCTCTGATTGATAGGTTTTGGCTTTACATATGTCTTAGCTCCATTAGCTTTATATTCATCTTCAAACATGAATTGATAGCCTTTACATGTCAGCATTTTGTTTTTGCAACATAATAATACATCAACATTACCAAAACCATATTTCTCGGCTTCCATCGCACTATCGTATCTTTCTATGAATGTTCCGTCCTTATCTAGCCTTACGACAGCTCTTGCGTTGTGTCCACCAACACCGCCCTTATTCTCATTATATCCATCTCTGTATGTGTTATACAAAGATATATAAAATCTTTCAAGTCGCAATGCTTTCTGTGAACTATTGCATTTATCAATCACTTCCCATTCAAAGTTGTCCTTGCCATATTCTTTAATTGCTCTGTGAAATAAGCAATCCTCTTTTGGCGAACGCCTTAAATGTTGTTGAACCCTAGCGTGATAGTTTACTGTTTGTCCGATATATAATTTTCCGTTTACTTTATTTGTAGCCTTATAGATATAATACGTTCTCATTAAATCACCTCAAACATATTATATCAAAGTATGTTGTCTAAATCAACTTAGTTTTCACCGACTTTGCTCGATTTTTCATCAGCATATTACTATGCTGCGCGACACATGAAACTAACGTTTCGTTTATCGGCTGTCTTGGCGAAGTCTCCTTGTGCAGCTTGCGTATTTGCCATGACATAATTGTATCTTAGCAATACCTTTTCAGCTTGCGTCATTGACTTGATATTTGCGTCAAGTCCGTTTTTCATAGCCCACTCTGAAAGTGTGGCTTGTGTTAAATCAAGTCCGTATCTCCTTAATGGTGCAATTGTTCCCGAAAAAATAGATTGTAAGCTCTTTGCAACATCGGCTTGGTCTACATCATAGAATGAAGCCATATCACCAGCTAATCTTGTAAGATTAAGCGACATATCAGCCATACTGTCTGTAGTCTTGTATAGCGTGTTATTTTGGCTCATAAGGGCTTTATTTGCCACTGCCGTACCATTTGCCACTTGCTCTGACGAAATACCTATAGAAGTACCTAGTGCTTGGAAACGGCTTGATATTTGCTTAACTGTCAGCTCTGACATTCCAAAGTCTTGAATTGATGTTTTTGTAAAATCATCAACTTTGCTTGCCATATCGCCAAACGTGGTATCTACTACGTTTTGAACCTCTGTTAATTGGCTCGCTAAATCAACTGCACCGCCTATTTTTCCAACAGCTCGCATAACCAACCAATAAGTTGCATAAAACTTACCGATAGTTGAAGCTAAGCCCCTGAATCCACTTCTTGTACTCTTAATTGACTTAGTTGTGTTTGAAAAGCCTGTTATGAGCGACCTACTAGCCGAACCAACTTTTGCGCCTTGTTGCGACAGATTAGCAAGTGCATTAGTCATTTGAATAATGTTACTGTTGACTCTCGGTGCGTTAGATAATGTTGTCATTACCTCTTTCAAGGCACTACCAAGGTTCCTGATGTTATCTGCAGCATACCCGGCTGATTTTGAACCGAGCTTTGAGATTGAAGCTGTTAGTTGTGTAATCTCTGCTGATTGCTTTGAGATATTCGCAAAACCCGACAATTCTGTTGCCATGCTCTTTAAAGCACTTGCCGAGCTGACAAGTCTTGCGGTATCAAGGTTGCCGAGCTTTTCCATGTTGGTTGCAATCTTGCTAAAGGTACGTGTGTCAATACTGCTCACACTTCTAAGTGATGTTGCAAGTTGTGACATTCCGCTCGCAAAATTGCTTATGCTTGCACCATTGAGGGAATCGAGAGTCCTTCCAAGTCCTTGCAACTTATCTTGTAAATTGCCTATGGCTCTAGTCGCTTGTTGTGCATCCGACTTGATTTGAAGCTCAATGCTCTCTGCCATTTTCTCACCTCCCTGTATGTAATAAAAAAGAGAGCTACCCTAAAGTAGCTCTCATGTATTTATCCTTTGAGCAGATAGTATGTTGTAATCAATCCAACATAACCATCTTGCTTAAGACCTCTATTCTTTTGAAATACCATGACACATTTAGTGAGATAATCCGTCCACTTGCCGTAATCAGTATCAAGCTTGTAAAAATGATACTTGTCGTGCAGAGTTCTTCTTAACCACTTAATGGCTGTCGGACAGTTATGCTTCTGACCGCTCCACAGATTGTGATTTTTAGCAAATCTCTGTGAATTAACTCCAAATCTGCCATCTTCCTTAAGTTCGTCTGTGTCAAATCCGATGTTCATAGCATGTTGCCATTTTCTTACATCATCATTATCGAGGTAATATTCCTCATTGCCTTTCCAAGCGTTATTCTTTACCGGAGTTGCTATTGGTGCCGAACTATTCTCTATTCCATCACCCTTATTAAGCTCAATGTATAGTAAGTTAGCATCTGTGCTGTTATTCAGGCCGCTACAGGTAAATGCGCTCGAATACTGCCAGCCATACAGAGAATGTTGAATAACAGGCTTCTTTGCACTATTAGGCTCATCACCAATAGACATCCCCTTAGTTGACGGATAGCGCGCAATCCAAAACGGACAGTTAATCTGATTTGCGTATGGCGCAATGTACTGATTGTAAAAGCTAAGCCCTGTGTATACACCAAAGTTAAGCCCAGCACTCTTGATAACACTCTGATATGTGTTAATTATGTCAATAAGCGTCTGTCCAAGTCCTTGCTGGCACTTATCTTCAACATCTAACCAAACGAAAGTTTTTCTTCCGTTAAGCGTCTGAATGACCTTGTTCGCATCCGTCTTTGCCTTGTCTACTGTTGTAGCGTATGAGTAGTTGTAAACGCCTTGTATTGGCATTCCTACATCAGTACAGCCTTTCCAGTTTGCTTCAAAAGTCTTGTCCGGATTAAGGTCTCTACGGATTATTTTAAGGATTGCAAATTGCACTCCAGCCCACTTAACCTTACTCCAATCAATATTTCCTTGATATGACGATACGTCAATTCCTTTATATGCCATATTTTCACCTCATTAGTCAGGACTTTCAGGTAATCCCGACTGTCTTAATGCGTTAATTCGTTGCTTCATCTCATAAACGGCAATTTCCTCATTAGACTCCTTGTATTTAGGCTCGTTATCTTTTGAGTATTGCTCATTTAATGATTTCTCAATGTATTTTGCTCTCGCTTTATTGCCATTTAAGGCTCTATCAATAGCTGTAAGAGTTGCACTTATTCCGTATGTGCCCCACCAAGCCCACATGTTGGAGTCAGCTTCTTTTTGCTCGAGCATATAAGCCTTTGAATAAGGCTCTAAATCAGCCGGACAAGACATATCTATGTCCTCAACGCTAAATCCATAGCCTTTAGTTACCAAAAGCCAATATGGACGGATTTCGTTGCAATATACTTCCCATGTAAGCTCTTTTACTTCTTGATTGGTTTCTTCTTGGCTGTCTGCACCTCTTTCGCCAGCATCTTCGATAAAAAACTGTTTTTCTCCATTTCCGCAGACAAGTCATTATAGAGTGATTGTAAATCTCCGCCCTCTTCATTCTCCGGGTCAAGATAATCGTCAAGTAAATCGTATACCTTTACGAGCTGTTTCTCTTTTGCTTCTTTATCATTAAAATCAAAGCCAAATTCGTCAGCATGGAATTTCTGCAAGCCTACGAGTAAAAACTCCGGTAAAAACTCAAGCATGTTGTCAATGACTTCAAGCCCCTCGCCCTGTTGTTCCATTCCTACAAGCCTTGGAATAATCTTATTCTTAACTACCGGTGCATATCCGAATTTAACTGTATATTCTTTTCCATTTAATTTAATTTTCATTTTATCTTTCCCTTTCTCCCTAATTTATATAGGGAAAGAGGCAGTATTAAAACTGCCTCGATTGCCTTACTATATTGTATCTTCAAGTTCGCTGTCAGCCGTGCTATCATCATAGCCAACCGCTACGGCTTTTTTCGATTGGCTCATGATTTTTTTGTGAGTGTGATTGCTGTTGGATAACCTTGGTCATCTTCTGTTACCGCAACATCGTAGTTATCCTCAATCCACTTAGGCACTGTCTGAACTG